ATTTACAATCCGCTTCCCACTTACGCCACTTATCAATCATTTCCTGATTAAAATTGGTCGTATTCATGAAATAGTCAAGATTGTAGATTTTATTAGTTCCCGTTGGATTCACACTTCGGATACTAACATCGTCTGCGCCGCTGACATCAAGACAGGTAACGATACTGTCACTATCTTCATCAATTTCAATCTTCTTGATTAGAGAATCGGATGAAAGATATATCTGCTTTGTTGGGACGGAGGACACAACACTGATTACATGAACCACACGATTGTAGGTGTCAAAATCAAATATACATCCGTATTTTTCCTGCAAATCAGATTTGATAAAATCATATACCTTTTTCTTAGTATCATCGAATGTACGGTATTTACCGACAAGGGAAGCATCGATATCAAATGTCCAGTCCGGCATCACTTCACGGATTCTCCCAACGATTGTATTAGGGTTATTTGTGTTAATACCGTCAAAAAAGTTAAAGGTTCCGGCTTCCAGAAAGATATCTTTTTTAGCAAATTCGTACTCAAGAGAATATGCCTTGCAGGATTTTATCTTGCAAATACCGTCATCTTCTTCCTCTGGATCGATAAGTAAAAATTGTCCGCACCCAACCAGATCAATGATTCGCATACCGACAATCTCATCATAATGCGGAACTGCCCGCCCATCCACATGAGCAGGAATGTCAAATGTGAGTATTGATATTTCGTTGTATCTTAAATCAGCAACACAATTATAAATATAGCCGAGAGTTTGCAATGGAGTGTTATCTAAATTTTTTAATACAAATGTTGGATTTTTGCTACAGTCAAAAGTGGAAAAATCAACTACCAATTTATCACCTCCCCATGTAATAGAATAGAGTTATGCTACCTACTTTCATAAGCAGCATAACTCACAGTTTTAGAATAACGATGTCCTCTTTTTTATCCCTCTTGTAGTAAACCCCTCTGTAATATAATCAGACGCAGCTTCTCCGATTTCTCTATGCAGTTTTCGGATATCTTCCTTGTCCAGTTTCTCTTGTACATGAATGTGAGTTTCGTTATTCACAGTCACATCACGAACAGAAGAATCGCTGTTGTCATTATTATTTGTAATATTTTCAACAGCATCCATAACGCTGGGGTTTGTCTGAATCATTCCATTAACCAACCTTGTGTGCGGACTGGGTGAATCATACATCATATCAAGCAGGCTCTTCGCTGGTTTCTTGGGTATAATCAACTCTCCCGCTTCCAACTTGGCAATGACTTCATTCGATTTCAGTTTGGATTTTTCACCAACAATTCCGCCATCATGGTAAACATCAAACAACTTACTGCTACCGAGCCACCATGTTCCGTCTCTGGATTTGGTAATCTGCTGTCCGATATAACCGCTCAGAAGTTTCGCCAGTTTTTCGTTTTCCTTAGCGAGAGCCTGCTGTGCCTGTGTATCCGATGTGGTGTGCCAAGCATCCGCATTCTCCTTCATCTTATCCACAATCGCACTGCCTACTTCATCGTTAGAAAGACGATATAAGAGACTTCCATCCTCACGATACCATGAACCGTTTTTACTGGTAAGTGTTTCACCGAATGTATTCTTCCACTCATTTGCAAGATCCTTTTGCGCTGCCTCGATTGATTTGCGTTCAGAATCACTGGCAGTAAACCATGCAAGAGAGTTTCGCTTCATTGCGGACAAAATAGAAGTTGCAGAACCATAGTCGCCAGCGTTTGAAGAACCATATGAACCACTGATCGCTCCGGTATGTTCACCGAGATTTGTATCGTTATCCACGCCTTCAAGAGCATTTACAAATGAACCATATCTCTGAACTGCTTCAGAAGCCGCGTCCCATGCAGATACGAGTTCAGATTGGAGAACCGAACCATAATTTTCGTTCCATGAAAGAAGGTCAGAATACAACCCATCCCAGTCTTCTTCGATTCTGGCAATCGCCGCTTGATACAACTGTTCAGCACTGCCGAGCATATTTTCAAGAGCTTCGATTTCGTCATCCTTGGTTTCTTCAAAGGCTTCCAGCTCTTTGTCCAAGGCTTCTTCCTGAACCTCATATGAATAACTGCTCTGTTCGTCTGCAAGTTCCTTCTGCAATTCAGCGAGTTCTTCTTCAAGAGTACGCTTCTGTGCCTGTGCTTCCCTGCTGTCATCAAGTGAAAGCTGAGAAATCTTCGCTTGGAGCTTTGCAATCGCTTCCAACTTGTCTCCAACACTGCGTTCACGGTCAGCCTGCTCCTTGGTAATGCGAAGCATTTCTTTCTTGTTGTCGATTATGTCGGAATAAGCATCCTTCTCGTCTTCGAGAGCTTTGATCTGCTGTTCGTTTTCCCACTTAATCAAATCCTGCGTCAATTGCAGGATTTGTTCAAGTCCGTCCTTTTGGCTGACATAACCATCTTCCAATGTCTCATAATATGCTTCAATAGAATTGGTAGCTGTTTTGGTAAGCGACTGCATTTTGGAAATATAGTCCGCCGCATTCTCAAAATACGATGCGTCCATTCCCTTAGTCGCTCCGATAGCCTTAGCATAACCAAGAGTTGCGTACACAAGATCCCATGTTGAACTGCTTGCGGAAGCCGCCGCATCTGTAAGTTCAGCAAGCATCTTGATGTCATTCTGTTCAACAGCCAGCAAAATCTTCTTCACATACGCCAGAGCATTTTCTACCGCAAGTTCTTCGGTTCTCGCAGCAATCACATTCTGGATCGCCTGCTTATTTACAACAAGTTCACCGTTTTCGTCGAGTAAGAAGTCGAGATACTTCGGACTCAATGCAAGTATTTCACGTAAACTGTCAACACTGAGAGTTCCGGTTGAAGCGTATTCTTTCGCCGCATCTGTCAGAGTAGTATATACGTTTTGGAAACCTTCAACAGCACTATCGCACTCTGACACTACTTCATCAATCGCATCAAGCAAGCTATCCTTGGCAGAAATAGCTTCTTCAACGAGATTTCGGATGACTTCATCCGTTTCCTTATATCCGAGAGATGTGTAATACTCGATTTCCGCATGAATAGCAGACAGAATGTTTTTCCATGAATCTACGATCTGCCCAATGTTGCCACTATCCGCAGACAATACATCAATCTCATGTTTACTGATATCAAGGTATTCATCAAACTTTTTCTGACGAATATCATTGATGTTGTCGTAGTAACTCCACCACTGGTTCTGAAGTTCCTGAATCAGCTCGTGGTTATCATCCAAACCAAGGGAGCGATAATGCTCTGCTTGCTGATGAACCTTGTCCTGCAGACTCTTATACAAAGATATGATTTCATCCTCTGTACCGTCCTGACGAGAAAGCAGGTCAATCTGATGTTCTGTATCTCCGAGAGAATCATTGAAAACTGTTTTTAGCTTATCATAGACTTCTTCTTGGTATTTGTAGTAATCATCCAGTTCAATCTGCCCTGTCGTATACGCATTTTGATAAGCAGTGTTCAACCACGCAAGATAATCCTCAACGGATTCCTGATCCATATTCAACAAATGCTGATGCTTTTTATATGCTTTCTCAAACTCGGTTTCTTCTTTTTCGGAAGATGATTTGGAAGGAGTTATACCAGCGAGATAGTTTTCGGCGTTGAGATCATCAATAATTTTATCAAGCGCATTGGCATATTTCAGGTCACGAATACTTGCTTCTACATATTCCTTATAACCGTCAATCCAATTTCCGGAAGCCGTTTTATTATTTTCAGTTTCCCAGAATTTCACATAATCATCAAAGGAAGAAATCTCTTCTCCATATTTTGCAATAATAGCATCGACATTTGCGGCAGTCTTTTCTGTACCGGCTCCTGCAAGCAACGCTTCTCTCGCTTTTGTTTTTACAAGAAGTTCATTGATCCGCAACTCTTCTTTCTTGGCTTCAATCAATTCCCATACGGCTGCTTCTTCCAGTTTATAGCCCTTTGTGGTTTTGATAATATTGTCAGCCAAATCCGGATACTGCATAATCAAGTCGAGCATTGCAAGAGTGGAAAGCTCTGTGCCTTCTTTTGCATCTTCCAATACGCCGACAAGATCTTTTATGGATGCAAGAGTATCTTCCGTTTCTTCTTCTGTCTTCCGTAAACCGGAAACAAGTTTAGAAATCAGCGCAATCTGATCCGTAGTCGCATCATTTGCCGCAAGTGTAGCACCTGCTTCCTGAACAAGCTTTTGAGCAAGGGTATCAAGCTCATCTGCCTGCAACTCGATCTTACCGTTCGTAAAGTCGAACAGGTCAGCATAATCTTCACCAAGAGCTGTAACTTTCTGGTATGTAGCCGCAGTTACTTCGCCCGTATCCGAATACTCAGCAACCGCTTGTTTCAGAGCTTCAACAGTTCCTCGGAATTTTGAGATGGTCTGCTGGGCAACAGAAACCACTGTTTGAGATGCTTGATTTTCTGTGGCTGTCACAGTATTATAGAAATCTGCGAATTCTGATTGTGAACTCAAAACAGAATCAATAGCTGCTTCAACATCTTCTGTACTTCCAGCAAATGTATTTGAAGCATCAGCAGAATCCACTAACGATTGACGGAATGAATCAAATTCAGATTGTGTCTTTGGTAATTCTTTACCTAAAGCTTCATTTACAACTACAGCATATGCTGCATTTTTATTTTGTGTCTTTACGCTCTCTTCATATTCCTTGATAGCATCAGTAAGATGTTCATATGTAGCAGAAAGCGCACTCCATACTTCATTATCATCACCAGCAACATTTTGGACAATATCCATCATGTCGCCAAGACGCTCATATGCTGAAATGATACCTTCCACGGAATTAAGGTCTACATCTTCAAAATTAAGCCCCATTCCCTTTGATGCAAATTCACCAGAAGAAATGTATCCCGCTTCTACTAAAGCATTCAATGCTTTATGGTTTATATCACTATCTTTGCCCCGCCATGTGGTATTTATATTTCTAAGACTTCTTCCCGGAGATGTGTCGTTTGCTGTATCAATCAGCGAATCAGCAAGAGCATTTGTTTGAGTTGTCAGGCTTCTTCCCTGTTCACGCAAAGCAGAAACAGTAGCCTTCCTAATAGATTCATCCAAGGAATCGTAATCAGAAATCAGTTTCTGGACTTCATCGCCCTCATATCCAAGAGTTTCAAGCAACTCTTTTGAGGTTTCAATCAAGGATTCTTTTGCTGATTCATCCGTTTTAACCGCCTCAGAAAGATTCATGTATTCTGAAGCAAGATCGGTAATTTTTTCGCTTAATGCGGTAGCGGCTTCACCTGCTTGAATAGCTCGTTCGCGCTCTCTTTCTGTAGCGGTAGCTAATTCGTAAATTTTATCAATTACAAATGAAATTGCAAGAGACGCAATCATATTTACGAACATATTTAACGCAGCATTCAAAACCTGTACGCCAACGGCAGCGGCTCTACTTGCTAAAGACATCCTCTTTATGCCTTTTTCGCTTGCTTCTACTGCTTGACCATATGCTCCAGTGACCTTTTCCGCATCGTCAGTAACTTCGATAGATGCTTTTAACCAATCACTTCCTTGTGCAATGGTCTTGTTCCATGCCATTTGCTTTTTTGTTAGATCGTTCTGAGAATTGCCCAAGTCCTTAATTGCTTCTTGATATTGCTCAATGAGATTTACATCATTTGCCGCTTCAAGTTTTCCAACACTCCAAAACGGGGTAATCCCAACACCAGACCCACCCCAACTTTTATATTCCGTCACACGGAATAATGTCATTTTATCAAAGAATGGGGTAACAGCAGTTATCAACGTAGGGAGTGAACCCAGAAGATCAGTAACATCAGTTAAAAATCCAAGAATTCCAGTGCCTGCATCATACACAAACGTAACTAATTCGCTACTTAAAAATGTTGCAGCCAACTTTTCATACTGCGCTTGGAATACCTTCTGTTTTGCTTGAATGCTTTCCATCCAACGCTCATGTTCTTTCATTGCAGAGCCTTCAGCATTTGAGGATGCCTTTAATACATTAACAGCATCTTTCATATTTGTAATAGCCGCTGCAAGAGCATTACCTTGTCGTTTACCTGCAAGAAGTTCGAGCAATGCGGCTTGATCGATATCGCTCATGTCTTTCCAAACTTTGCTGATACCAAGGATAATATCGTATGTACTCTTGAAGTTCTCAGCATCAGCCATGATATCAAAGCCGCCAAGATCATCCACATTAGTGAGTGCTTTAACCTTCTTTTGTAAAGAAGCTGTACTTTCAGCCATCGCTTCTGTTTCAAGACCGGCATCTTCAAGTTCTGTTACTGCACCACGAATACGCATGGAAACAGTCTTCCACATTGTACCTACAACATCCGGATCTTGAATTACATTGTTTGCCGCAACCATCAAAGCAATAGACTGGTCAATCGTATTGTTTGCCGCAGCCATTGCAGATGCACTTCTCTGCATAGCACTACCGATACCGCCAGATGAAATTGCAAACTCATTACCAATCTTGTTGAACTTATCAACAATAGTCATTGCATTTTCAGCTTCGATACCAAATGCTTTCATCGTAGAAATGATTGAATTGGTAGCCTCATCAATGCTTCCTACTTCATCACCAACTACACTATAAATGTTAGCTACTTCAGCAAGAGACGCGGCATCCTCCATAGTATAGCCGAGACGTGCAAAACTTGATGTTGAAGTTACAAGATTAGAATACGATGTACCAATCTCAACCGCCTTATCTGCGGCAGATGTGAGAAAACCATCATAAGCCTCGTCTGTTTCATTTGTTACCTTTTTCAACTCGGTCATCGCAGTGTTCAAATCTACAACAGCATCACCGATACCTGTTACACCACGCATAACTCCGGCAAGTACGCCACCGAGAACCATCCAAGTTCCCATCTTTGCGGCATTCGCCTTCAGCTCATCAAATAAATTTCTGCTATGCTTTCCAGCACTTATCAATCTCTGTTCAAACTGACGAATCTCTGCATTAAGATTAGTAAGTTCCTTTTGTGTTGTAACAACGTATGAACTATCAAATAGTGCTTCCCATTGTGATAACAAATCGGGATCACTAACAAACGAGCTATATGTTTTCTTTAGATTTTGCAATCTAAGACGAGCTGTTTCAAGGTTGGTGTTCAACCGGTCATTATTAAGTATTTGGTTTGATGCAGAATTATCAAGCTTCAATTGCTTAAAATCCTGAATTAACAGCTTGAGCTTATGCCTATACTCATCCAAATCCTTTGAATCAACCGCATCATCAAGTTGTTTTTTTGCTTTATTTACAGCAGCCTCAAAATCGCCACCAAAAATCCCAGCATTAGTCCACTTTTGAATATCCGTTTGCAGTGCGGCTTGTAATTCTGCTTTTTTGTTCGCAAATGTAGCTGCTTTAAGGTCGGTTGAAGCATATGCCGATCTTTGAAGTTCACCGGCATATCTCTGCAAGTCAGCAATCATAGAAGCGATTTCACGCTTATGATCTGTTGAAAGTGTCGTATTCGCTTTCTTGATCTCTTCGATACGTCTCTTTACAGATGTAAGTTTGGTTTGATATTGATTATATTGCTCCATATCAGCAAGCAACGGCTTTGATGTGTTTACCAAAGTCTTGCTCGTAATATCAGCAATTTTATTATCAATTCGATTTAAGAAATTTAATGTCTTTTCAAGCTCAGTACCGGCACTCTTATCAGACAAAATTGAGTTGGTCTGAACAAAACCGCTGAATGCTTTTGAAGTGTGTTTGATCTTTGCAAGCTCAAAATTAAACTTTTCAACAACTCCATCTGCTTTTGTTACATTCGCAGAAAAACTTTGAATATTACCCTGTGCATCCTTAAACACATTTGTAATATCCACCTTGCCCATCTTGCTGAACTCTTTCTGGGCGCGAGAAACAATGTCCTTAACACCGCGAAAATACTTCTGTCCGTCAGCTTGAAGTTTCTTACTGTCGAACACCTTTATTTGAGAACCTTTTCCGGCGGTACTGGTATTGACTTTCTTGGCGATTGCCTGCAACTGGCTTTGAACTGTTTTAACAGACTTATCGTCAAGCCCGACCTTTAATTCGATTTTGTGAGCGTTGCCTAAATCTCTTGCTAATTTCGCAAGATCGGTATCCATACCTTGTTTACTGTCATCGTCCACAATCGCTTTCACAAGTATCTGCAGTTCGTCCACGCAATCACCTCTCTTTCAAATAGAAAAATCAAATAAATAAAAGGCACAGTCGCTATTTTGCAACTATGCCCTGTCGTTTCAAACCATCTTTCAATGCTTTTTTCAAGCCATCTGATGATTGTAATTCCTCAATTGTTTTTTCAATAAACGGTCTTTTCTTAGCACCGCTCCAATAGTCATAACCATAACCAGAAGGATTATATATACCGTATTCAATCAGTTTGGGTGTATCAGCACTCATCGGAGTCGTTGTTCTTGCTCCTGAGACACCATCCAGATATGGGTTCGGCGGTGTAATATTTCTGACTATCAAAATACCGTTTTTAGCAACAGCTCCATAAATAATAATGTTACGATCTGCTATAAGACCGCCATTACTTTTACGTCGTTTATAATGGACAGGCTTATATCTGTCATAAACTTCTTCCTGAATAACTTCCTGCTGCTTTTCTTTGACTGCCTGATACACTTCATTTGTTAGTGCAGAATCGACAGCCTTTTGCAAATATTCATGTAGTTCTGTCAAATTCTTAAATTGCGGCATAAAACCTCCATAACGTATCTGCAACAGTTATTCCGTGCAGAATCTTTCAATCTTTGTGTAAATATCCTCATCAGATACACAGTACAACGAATTCCATTCTACTGTAGCCATTGCACCAAGAAGACTCTTTCCATTGACACAAAAACCTGTATCATCAATCAGTTTAACACTTCCGCTAATAGTCGTCACAATGCTGACGAAGCTCAAAATATCAGAAGTCGTTACTAACTCAATTTTGTATTTGTACATACAAACATTCCCTTTATCTTTTAATATAATGTCCACCAGTAATCAAAATGTTTTCTGTAACCATTTCCTTTAACGGGAACCTCTTTCTTACGAGCAATATGGTTGGAATAGCGTTTGAAATACTTTTGCTTATTGGAGTTTTTGGGGTATTTTATGTACTTACCAACAGGAACATATTCCCCATCCACTAAAGCCCAGTCAACATATCCAGCGGAAATGTTATAACCGTTACCCATATTGACAATCTTCATCAACCGTTTATTTTTGATATGTTTCATACGCCGACGGTACGCTCTACCTGTTTTACGGACACCAGCCTTACAATATTGATCTTGATCCATAATGTCTCCACAGTCGCAGCCCGTATAAAATCTCATCTGAGTCTTATCGCACATACAACATTCTGTCATTACATCACATTCTTCATCAATATACTGCGGCAATACAGCCATGCTGCACATTGAACAATCTTCACAAAGGTTGTATCTATTTTCTCTACTCATAGAAAATCCCCTTTCATTCAAAGGATAATTTTTACAGTTTTAGATTCTTTTAAGATTTATTTTCTACCATAGCACGGGCAATATCCTGTCCCGAAACATTTGCATTCTTACTCAGCTCAGACATATTTTTGATAAAATCTGACATCTGTTCTCCATTTACTCCGCTGAAAAGCGCAGAGAAATTATCAGTCATATGCTCAATCTCACCTGCAAGTTTCTGAATCTGCTGAACCTGAGTAGAAAGCATCTTCTGCTTTTCAAATTCAATTCTTTCATCAATACATCTCTGGATCATCTTGTACTGAGGCTTATCAATGCTCTTGATGATTTCATCAATCAATTCAGATGCTCCCATCACAAGTTCATATGCCCTGCTGGAATTTGAAGGCATAGTGAAATTCGCATAATATGTAAGGACATTCTTACGGTTGATATATTCTCTTGCAACTGGAACGATCATCAGATCATCCTCCATAATGCTTGCACTCACAACATCTTCAATATAGCGCATTGTTTCTTCCAGAGAAAGTATCTTTTTCACTTCAAAAGTAATACTGCTTTCATCCCCTTCAGGAAATGTCATTTCGATTACGCCTTCTCCAAGTCCATCGCAATACTTTTCCAGTGTATTGATAGAAACATTATTTCTTTTCTTTGCCATATAATTTATTCCCTTCAATTATAAAATGGTTGACTGCATAATGTCCGAGACATATAGCATCCGATAAATTATCATTATCCGTCTCGACATTAAAGTGTTCTTTTACATATTGGATTGATAAAATTTTTGACTCTTTCTTGCCGGATGTTTTCAAGGCAGTTACATTATCTTTGATTTCCTTAGAACTCCTTCCTCTGGCTTTGCAATAATTCTGCCATTGGGTCGGAGCCACAAAATCATACAAGTATTCGTTTTTCTCAAAGAGATTCACGAGGACACCCTGAAGCTGGGCAAGTTTCTTGAACGACTGTACGTTCACGCGAAGCTGGATATCTTCAATAAAAATCGCAGATATTCTATGAGTCTTAATCAATGTATCAACCAGTTCTTCGATAGCGAGAATTGCTTTGGCATATGTGTATTTTTTGTTATCAAACGAAAATACTCCATAATCTTCAAGCTGTTTGCTTTCGTAATCATATACTGCCCACGCTCCGTTTCTCGCCTGATCCAATGCTAAAATTTTCATATTTTGAATAAATAAAAAATAGGGTGGGGAGATTATTACCTTCCCACCCTGTTGCGTTTCAGCATCGGATATCAATACTTGACCATCTGGATCATAATGCCGGTTCCGGCGTCTCTCATAACTTCACACTCAAAAGTAGTAGTTGAAGGATCGCCGTCTGCAGCAAAGCCAAGTTCCAAGTTAGAAGTGAACTTCAAATTAGGAATGGTAATCTGGAAGGCTTCGTCTTTACCGGTTTGCTGGTTACGAAGCACAGTGTCACCGACGAGCTTATATGTACCGCTGAAATGTTCAGCATCGATTACGTAAGTTTCAGCAGTCTCTTCACTTTCATAATCGTAGTACACAACAACACGCTGATCCTTTGCAGCGGCAACAGTAAGAACATTTTCTGCAAGTGTTGCACCAGTCATATCAATCAAAGCGTCGTCTTCACAATCTGATTCATAAGGATATACAAGAATCTTGTCAGCCGCAGTTTTAGGTTTGAAAGCAAGTATAATCTTACCCTCGCCGTCAGCTTTCAGCGGATACATTCTACCCTTATTTTCGCCGTCTTCGTATTCAGTAACCTGTCTCATACGGATTGTCTGAACACCAACCTTACGGGCAATACCGGAAATAAGCTCAAGTGACTTAGGAGAAATCAAAGCATCCTCGATAGTCAAAGTAGCTTCTTTATTGATTTCCCATGTAATAAGCTTGGGATTACCCTTACCACCTCTTGCGTAAACCTTCTCGGCAGTTACGCTAATGCTTGAAGTCTTCAAACTGTCGAATTGAATGATAGGCTTATCTGTTTCCATGTCATACAAAACGACATCCATGACTTCTTTTGCGCCAAATTTTGCGTTAGCCATTTTAGTACCTCCTGTAAAATAAAAAAACAGCATGGACGAATCCTGCCGTTGTTTGCTTGTTATTCTGAATCACGTTTGATTTTTGTGATCCAATGTGTTAAATTAACATTTTCTTTCTTTGCCCCATGCAAAAGAGCTTGCACACTGACTTCATAATCATCCATGATTTTCAAACGATTGAACTGGTCGTTGAATTGATATAAATCATATTCCATCACAGTATCCATCAGCATACCATGTCCGCTTGCCAGTATACTTACAAGATCCGCCAATGTAATTGCTGACCCATCTTCATCTGTTGATTTTGCTTTACGACGCTTCATCCGTTCTTCTTTCCTACGCTGAAGAACTCTACGTGCTGCATCATTATCAGGATTTTCATCCTCTTCGCAAGGATCCTGTAACCCATTTCGCATTTTGATAATCGCTTGAATATCATCAAAATTCTCTTTTGAAATCACAAATGAATTTCCAGTAAAACACATCTTTTTTGCTGAAAATGTAATTGGGCTGTGCGTTATTTGTGAAAACCAAAACATCATGATTTCCATAATTTTGGGATCCTTAATTGCATTTTGAACCAAATATCTGTACACGCCTATTTCAGAAATATCTTCTCCTGTCATTGCATGAATATCAATGGGAGTTAGGCACAAATAGCGAATTTCAGCACTGTACTTCTTATATCCTATCCGAGCAATTGTTTGTAACGGAATAGGATATATCGGCACTTTGCCAACATATATAGGTTCTTTTGAACAGAGTTGTAAACCAATATCTTCTAATTCCATTCGTCACTCCCTGTTGAAATCTACTGTTCTGTAGGATAAAATACGCCCATAAAAATCTTCAGCCGGAACAAATCTGTCCCACGTCATAAGCTCCACACGACCCAATCCGAAACATCTGCTCCCATTGATAAGTTTATCCACTTCTGTTGTCAAAAGGTCTGTTACCAATCCCTTTGGTGTCCTCATCCGCCGTTCATGAGCCATTATCCAAAAATCAATTCTGAAATCTGTGAATGTTCTGCCAATCGTTCTCGGTGCAAACAAATCAAAGCATAAATATGTTCCTACACTGGTCGTTTTATTTATTATATAACCATACGGATATATAAACTTGTAAGGCATCTCGGAAACTTTCATCTCCGGTGTTTCCTCTGATCGAATCAAATTTGTAATAGAATTACACTTACAGATACTTTCCATAATGGTATCTCTGTATCTCGGAATCTCATCAAAGTACATCAATACCACCCCCCAATTTTTAATGTCAGTTGTTTTGATATATCGCATTCACTATTTTCCACCAAAATAGTGACTTCCTGTCCTATATAATCACGGTTATCGAGCATACGAACAACAATGTAATCAGAACCAACTTCCGTAATACTGCCGTATTCATTTCCGTCAATTACAGTTGCAGTAAATGCAAGTGGCTCTATATCAACTCCATCGTTCTTGAACGAAACGTCAATGTGTGCTTCTTCTCCAAATACAACCGTGTTATCTAAAACATCCGATGAAAAATTGATATCGTATCCTTTGATTTCTTCAGCATATGACAAATCAGATCTTCCATAATAATCTGCAATCATAAGCTCACGATTGTCAGTGTCTTTGTCAAACTGACTTTCTACTACAGTCCATTGTATTACTCCATCACGTTCACCGCACGAATACGCAGCCGGGTCAACCTGAGCCAATCGGTATGCCGTAGGATTTTCCTTGTTCTTATCGATCAGAAAACGGAATCCGCTGTCAATTTTAATAGTCTCTTCATTATACGGTATGTAAATCAAGTGCTGTGCTGTACCAATGGTCAGTCGCTCTTTAGGCGTTTCGCCAGATCCATACTGGGTACTGTTTATATCATGTACAGGATATTCAACAATCTTCCCGGTTATCGGAGATATAAAGCGAATCGAATATTTGCACTGCCATGCAACAGCCTTTTCGTACATCTTGTTATTATCAGGCATGGAGTATACCATCCACATCTGATTACGCGCCTTGATGTACTGTCCACTGCGTAATGTCCCAATTCTACATAAAAATTGCCGTAAGCTACTATCGTTGTATGTGTCACTTGTTGTCCCTTGAATAATAGCTCTTGTCACAACTGGCTCTGCATCCAGCCTTTTATCGTAAATTTTTATGTTGTCAGCCAGTACGGAAGAAAGCACTTCTTCAAACCCGTCTCGTGAATACGCACAGAATTCTTCATTTTCAAAACCATTATTAAACAGAGGACGATCCATTAAATACCATTCAATAGGCATACCGTAACCTCCTGTCACTCAAAAGAATGTTGTTTCATTTTATGAAGCATCTGTGAAACACGACCAATTTCGTGTTCAAGCTCTTGCTTTGTAACCCTTTTGGTAGCATCGCCGCCAGTTATTTGAATGTCTTTTCCGTAAATACCATTCAAAGTCATAACTCTGCTAAGTTCTCTTTGTAAATACGAAACATACATCATAAGTGCAAGTACACGCGCTACTGGGCGTTCCAATTTGTCAGTGAAAGTCTGATTGATCGGATCGTATTTCAAATCACAACTTATTTCAAGTTCATAATCGGCAATCGCAGTTTTTAACCATTCGTGGGCTAACTCCGAAGGAATCTCATACTTCGTCAGAGGCATGGAGTGGAAATTTGTTTCGATTTCAGTAAAAGTGGTTCGTTGATCCATACCCCGATCCTCCTGTTAAATTACGATTGTTTCTGACAGCTTATTGATAGCGTCCATCTTCCACGCAGCAACCTCATCGCCGCCTGCTTCTTTCGCAATCTGGACTACCATCTTCTTTTCAGCATCAGTCTTCACAAGTTCTGCAAGCTGGCGGTTAAACTCATCCTTCTTCTTCACAGCCAAAAGCTTTGTGATGCTTTCTACGTTCAAAACCAAAGCATCTTCCTCTGATTCTTCACCGTATCCAAGCAAAGCTTTTCTCTGCTTGTCATCTACAATATAGAGTCTCGCATGATCGCCGGGATGTGCCTCATCATTGCCTACGAACAGCTTGTTGCCAGACTGAATCTGCATCTGCACCTCTGCAACATCAAGCATAGCAAAATTGGTTACATTGGCAGGAATACGAATATCTCCAACACCATTCAAACGACGAAAATACAATGCCCAGTTGCACAAATTATTGATTAAAACCTTTTCGGTCAGTTCCATATTAGCTTATCGCTCCTTAATATAAAAAATATGGAGGGAGATCTCTCCCCCTCCGTTAATTATGTTTGCCTAATCAGAGAGTAGGTACGTCAAAGTTTGTATCGGAAATAAGACCGATCTGATCTTCCATGCCTTCAGCTACACCAGCACCGATTTCCATGTCGAAACGAGTAAGACGCTGACGAGTAACGATATCATCACCAGTCATAGAAGTCATTCCGCCACGACGGAAAATCTGAAGAGGTGCAACAGTACCCTGAGGAACGAAGAACAGCAAGCCCTGAGGCATATAAAGCTCATAGGAAGTCTTGTCCGCATTCATACGGGTAAAGTTGAGAGCATTAGGAAGCTCAACAATGTGAGAACCACCGTAGAAGCTCACAAGACCGGTCTTACGGATCTCTTCTGCAACGGCTTCAGAACCGAAAGGAATAGGAGTAGCCGCAACTGTCTTATATCCAACGAAGTCGTTGAACTGGGATACAACAGAATAATCGCCGCAAATATTTACGCGACCATAACGACGCATTGCCTTGAGCATATCGTCAACGCCTGTTTGTGTAAGACCTGCACTTTCAGAGAAGTGCTTTACACCCTTTGCATTCTTCAATGCTTCATAAAGCTTTGCAATTACGTAGTAAACAGCCTTATTCTGCATATCGATCTGTACCTGATTCATACCTTCTGCAACAGTACCTTCAAAGTTACCGCTCTGCAATTCACGATAGTCGCAAGCATAACCGGCAGAGATGGTCTGTGTGCCGATAGGATACTCACGGAAACTTGCAGCAGCGAAAGGTACGTCACCGCTTGAAGCTTGGAAACGAGAATCTACACTCTCATACTTGTAAGTCTTCATCATAGGAACAGTGTCATAAGGAACAGACTTATATGTACCCATGAAGTTAAAAATCTTTACAGCGTCAATAAGCTTGGGTTCAATAGCAAAACGCTGGATAGCATTCAACTCAGAAATAGCCTGTTGATCGTTGTCAAGAGCGCGTTCAGCCAATTCCTTGATATGAGCAACAGACTTATCAACTACCTTACCGTCCATACCGCTTGTACTCTTACCCTGAATAAGAGCAGAGAACACTTCTACGACAGGAGATGTTGATTTCACTTTAGATGCGCCAGCAGTGTCTTTAACATTGTTGACGGTGTTCATTTCAAAAATGTTATTCATTATTTTCTTTCCTCCTTATCAAATAATAAAATCCTTACAGACAAACAATCTCTGCGAGGATTCCATCATCCATATATGCAGTCTTTGCAAGAACTTTGAAAGATACTGCGTATCCGGATGCGTCGGCAACTTTCTTAACTTTACCTGTAGCGTCAAAAGCAAGTGTGTCACCTACAGCAAGATCTGCTGTTGCGTCAGCAATTTCAGAAGCTGCAAATTCGATTTCCAAACCATTGACAGTTCGCAGATCATCTGCACGAACATAGTCACCGGCATCAACGGTGTAGGCTTCTGCTGTATTGTGCTTTTCAGGCTTGTCGTTAATATTTGTTACAATATAAACCGCTGCTTTTGCCTCGTCTGCGGATGCAGGCAATGAAGCTGTTTTTGCTACACGGTCAATAATAACACCCATGCCCACATGAAGCTCTGTGGTTGCTTTGCAATAAGGGATGTTCTGTACATTCTTAAATGCACCAATAGTCTTGTATTTCATCTTCTTATCCTCCTTTTATTAACCAAAGATATCAACATCGCCCTTATCTTCGGGAGTATTTACGCCACCGAAAATATCAGGTGCGCTGTTCTGTTCATTGGTACGTGCTTCTTTGTTTTTACGCACCATTTCAACGCAAATTTTGCTGGTAATGCTATTCAACTCGACAGAGTTAGGATCTGCCTTGAATGCGTCAATTTCTGCCTGTGCCAGTGCCTGTTCCTCTGGGCTGAACTCAGCCAAAGCAGAATTAAGCTCCGCCAGCTTCTTTTCCTTTTCGAGAGCTGCGTTTGCCTCTTTCAGACTATTCAATTCGGTGTTCTGCGCTTCAATAGTCTGATCCTTAGCCGCAGAATCCGCCTGTGCCGCAGAAAGTTTCTCATTCAATTCAGCAATTTCTTGATCCTTAGCTGCCACCTGACTGTTAAGTTCAGAAATCTTCCCCTCATACTCTTCGCTTTTGGTATTAAGCTCAGTAACGGTCTGATTGACGGAAGCTTTCACAACATCGGCGATCTGATTTAAGGTCTTCTCGTCCATAATTGTGTCCTCCTGTTTGTCATTAGATTTATTATTTAACTCCATAACGATTGCAGTATCATCTGCTGGTTTGATACCAAGAATGGCATACCCACTGTAGTCATATATCTGTGGTACACGTCCATTCTCTTTCCAACCGCCATCGTAAATAATACGATTGTCATATTCCGAACGCCCGACAATTTCAACACTGCCCTTTACACCGTCCGAAAGCATCTTTTCCTGTAGCCATGCCACAAATTTGGGGTATCGCATTTCATCAATGTACCCCTCTGCTACAAGAACTCTTTTAATTTCACCATCAATTTCCACATCTGAGATATATCCTTTTTCACAGTGACCTACCACAGTTGCGTTTTCAAGATATGGCATATTATCTCGAATTTCTGTTAAACCATGTCCATATGGAAGTCTTCGTTCTTCTGTTAAAAACTCAACACATAATGACATATTGGCTACAGACTCAATATTTTGTGCCGTATAGGTTTCATCCCACGAAATACCATTGGTTTGCCAGATGTCTCTACTCGGATAGATTTCATGTAAAATGAGTTTAATCTTCCGTCTTCCTGCAATATGTCTTTCGCTGGAAACCTCATATATACGTCCAACAATATCTTTACTCACTCAAATCACCTCCTTACCCGGATGATGGCTTCGGCATATTATTCCCACCATTAGTTTTTTGTTGAATAGATGAAGGATTATTACTATCCGTTGGTGGTCTTCCGCCTTTGCCCTGATTATGATCCTCGTGTTCCGGATCGTCTTTTCCAGTTATAGTAAATGAGGTTCTATGAACAGGATAACGATTTTCAAAATCTTCCTGCAATTCATATTCCATGAGCGCAATGTAATTATCCGGATTAAATCCTGTGGAAGCAATCCACGCATAAAGGCTTCCTTTACCACGAGCATACAGCGCAGACATATAGTCAACTATTTTATCCCTGTTGACCATAGTAATTGGAAGCACATAAAATTCAACTCTACACGACGGATCGTTAATGATGTTCTTATTTATGCACTTATTTAACTCATCAACAATATCTTCGATCCATGTATAGACGTTAGCTGATACAAGTTCCAGATTAAGAGTTGCACTTGAATAGTTACCAGCACTACTGCCATCTAAAGCACTTGCCGCTACACCTATATCTTTGTTGACTGAATCTACAATAGAATTTTCGTTTTTCTCATCTAACAAAGAAACATCTAATGATATGCTGTCCAATTTTGTACCTGACGCTAACGAGAAGAACGATGTTCCGCTACTGTTTCTGGACTTGCTCGCTAACGCATTTTTGACCATATCATGCTGCTGTCTCTGTTGCTTTTCAGTCAAAGCAGAAGTACCTTTTTCTTTACCTTCCGGAAAAGTTTCATAAACAATTTGATTATTTACCGAATCCAGCACATTTCGTTTTGTATCAACAAAATATTGAGCATAGCTAATATCATCAAGTGCAGCTATCGCAAATGGAATCCCATATGGATCCGAAATATCACTCTTTATCTTTGTAACAATTGTTTTATCGTTGTTTAAGATAAGCCACGGAGCAGAAGTATCGCTGTTTGAATACTTGATCCAACCTTCTTGAATTTCTCTTGGAAATCCAGCAAGCTTTTGTTTACGTGCCTCATCGTCCGGATAATTATCAAAATAACGCAAGTCAAAAGCTATTTGATAGCTGTTATTGCGTCTACCAACTATCTTCACATAACCAACAGGAAGTGGAATTACAGTAGCATTCATACCAATCGCATTGATTTCGGTAATATTTTGGATATCATAATCTGTCAAAACTGTACGCATATCGGGTGTTGAATAAACCGTTTCAAAATAAGCAACATACATACCATCATTAGCATCCTTAAAAATACCGTCTCGAATTATCTGCTTATATCGAATCGTATTTAATGTCGCTTCCATTTTTGATTTATTCATACGATAGTTTTTCGGTCTACTTCCATCAAATTTTCTTGCCTTACATACAACAACGCCATCCAATGTGTGCATTGACTTCATATAATCAATAGCACTTGCCACAACACCATTAGTGTGATACGCCCAATGTGCCATTCTTCGGATTTCTGTAATATGTGAAAGCGGATTCTTCGTAAAGCTCCGGATTTCCTTAATGCTGTATGGCATTTCACCTGATGCCTGTAACATCTTGATATATGCGGTTCCGATATCTGTATTGAATTCATGAACTGGTTCTTCTGGAACCATATCAATAGAATTTTCTTCAAATACATCAGATTCTCTTTTCCAGAACTGATACCATTTTCTACTATCTGACAATCATCTCACCTCCTAACTTAGTTAAATAACGGGACATACTCGTATTCTGAGCTGTCCGACAATAAGTCATGCTCCAACATCTGAGCAAAATAATTACCGTAAGAAACCGAGGTATATCGGTCTTTACGGTCATTGTTGTTTATAATTTTGATAAGTCCGGTCTGTTCGCCGCGCTCATATTCAAGGTTAATCATTTCATTGATAAGTGCAACGGTTTCCAAATACGGACGCTCAAAGAATAACTGTGTGTCTACATCAGAAATCGCATATTCAGGTATAAAATTAGTGATCTCATCGACTGCTTCTGTGTTACTAATAAGTAAATCAATCATTCCGGAATTCAACGCATTACGCATGGATTCCGCAATAAAGCTATTTGTTTCAAGCTGTGCTTTAATAATATATACATTTTCTATCGCACCGGCAATCTGGATACGATTTGCAACCTTGTCATCGTTCATACATTTCCAAGGTTTGTATTCCACATTGCGTTCTTCATCAAATAACACTTTCGCCAGCATATCATATACGGAGATACCGGCGTTTCGTCCGTCAAGCACACAATAGTCCGCATTAAAATCTGTATATAACTGCTTGATACGAATAGCCTGCTTTGTTGTTTCTCCGCCGTGTACCGCTTCCATGTAAACAATCTGTCTGCGATATCCACCTTTGATCTCGATGTGTTCACCCGTTGAATCCATGACTTTGTATTCTTGACTTTCGGGAAGAAGTCTGATACAGGTAAAGATAGAGTTGTCAGTATCTTTACCACCTTCCATAGCAATATCACATGAAAGAACTCGTACCTCTCCAACCTGTTTCGGAATATCGTACTTGTTTTTCTGTTTTAACAAAACTTCGTCATTTCTTCTCGGATAGAAAGCCCTCTTTAATCGTCTGTTTCTGTTGAGTTGTTCATAATTAAAAAATGACCTTGCGTTTTCAGCGATCATATGATTCTCATATTCAATCGCCCAAGACATAGGGTCAAGTTTCTTTCGCTCTTTAATTAAGAAGTTTCTCGTTTTGATATTGTGCTTTAACGATATGCTATAATCCATCGCAATAACACAAGAGGATCCGTCTGTGAGCATATCTTTTACAAAATCACGAATGAGTTTCCACATCCAGTGGTTCTGATACCATGCGGAACTAATATATACCTCTTTCGGTTCCTCATACATTCCGGCATATTCTTCGTGATTCAGAAACTCTGCCTGTCTGATATACAAGAAAGGAGAAAGAACGCTGTCAATGATATTCTTAACAATCATTCTAAACTCTTCGTAAATCATTACGGTAGCACGATAACCACGAGCATTCTCGTTTGCAGCGACAACGATAATTGAACTTCCATTCCTGAATGTTACTTCAATTTCATTTTGGTTATCCTTAAAACCTTCTATCTCCGCCTCAAGCAATTTTGACTTCGGCATCAGTTCTTTTTTTATTTTTTCTGATACAATCAACCTCGCCTGTTTCTTCGTAGCAGAAGCGACAACAATTTTTGCTCCCGGCTTTAATATTGCTTCTTTGCAGGCAAATACTGCAATCAAAAATGATTTTGCCGCAGAACGAGCCGCAACGATACAAAAGCTGGGCACAAACTCCATCAAATACAAAATTATGTGCTGATAAAGATGGAGTGTAATGCCAAAATAATGTTCAACAAATCTGGAGGGATTTCGCTTATAAAAAGTAATCCACAGCAGTAATCGTTGTAAATACTCCGGTCTGCTTAAATAGTGTGTAGATGGAAAATTTTTATGCAGTTTAGCTTGTCGTTCATCCATTAACTTGCTGTAGTCCATACTTATTCCTCCTTGGATAAGCTGAACTCTTTATCAAGCTCCTTGGATCCCGTCAGAAGATTTTTCAAAGGTCTGAAAATAAATCTGCTTGCATATGAACCAAATCCATCTGCATCATGATATAACTTTTTGTCTTTGTAATACTCAGCCGGAGTGTATTTCTCGATCTCGGAAATCCATACACCAAGCGGATCTAATCGTACAGCATCTTCTTTCTTCTGTTTTCTGTCTTCAAGCTCAGTGGTCGCTGCGTTGATATACTCTTTGTATGTCTTTGCTAATGCTCCAATACCGGCATCACCATTTTGAACAGACTTTTGAAGCTGAAGCTTCAAGTAGCACAAACTCTTATAAAGTTCATCCTGTCGTTTGTCTTCCGGTTCGCCATATTTTTCAACCCAATCATCATATTCATATTGAAGGGTTTCATAATCAGCATCGCCAAATCCAAGACCAAACAACTTTATTGTATCAATGGATGTACCCATATTAGGATTGTCTTCCACAGCCTGAATAGAAGTTGCGTTTTCAACCTTGTTTGCTTCACGAAGAATAATTGTATCCGCATAAGACGCTCCCTTAGTTTGAGACAAGTTCAGCTTTGAAAAATAAAGACTTACCTTACTACGATTGCTTTGCGGATGCTTCTTCGCATTTGCCCAAGCCGTCTCGTCATAACAGGTATTGATAGTAGCACACAAAAGCTCCATAGCTTTATCCTGATCGCCGTCAAATACTTCATCACGATAATATTCAAATGCTTTATCCAAGCAATTCTTACATACTGTCAGATACCCACCATTTTTAGTGTAGTATGGGGACGGAGACACATTGAAATTATCCTTTTGTCTCATAAATCCCTTGCCGCAAGCTGTGCAGCGATATGGATATTTGTCTTGATTATCAAAATCCAATTTTGTAGATTTGTTTCCGTTTGCCATCTCTCGTCCTCCTTTCATGACAAATAAAAAAACACACATTTCTGTGTGTTTTGGTGCGCCTAAGAGGACTCGAACCTCCGACAAATAGATTAAAAGTCTACTGCTCTACCAACTGGGCTACAGGCGCATATTGTCCGGTTTGCACGGTTTCCCTACTTATTTACCCTCCGTTAGTGACTCCCATTAGAGCAGCAGTGCTATCGGTCTGCCAGTCCGTCCGTTTTTCACGGAGGGCATACGTTCCCAATACTGTCCACACTCGGTCACTTTTTATTTTACCGACGAGTCAGAACCGTCACTCGTCATCGGACAGCGATTCTCCCAAACGGGATGGTGGAACGAGAAGGTGTCGAACCTTCATCCTGTGGTTTTTCAGACCACCGCTCAGACCGCATAAGCTATCGTTCCATAAAAATTCGGAGTACCGTAGTACATCCGAACATGATCTGGCGACGGAGGTAGGATTTGAACCCACGGACGGTTTCCCGCCTGCAGTTTTCAAGACTGCCGCAATAAACCGGACTCTGCCACTCCGCCGTATCGGTTTTCACACATACTCACCCAAGAAAACCGTACTCAGGGATCCTAAGCCACCTGTGTGCAGGTCGGAATCATATGACCTCGCATTTCACAAAGCGTAATGCGACACGCTTTTGGTAGGAGAGGTGGGATTTGAACCCACTCAGCCCGAAGGCAACGGTGTTACAGACCGCCTCAGCTCACCAACTCTGACGCTCTCCTATATGTGATGATTTCCAGACAATACGAAAGAGCAAAACCATCAAACTCTTTTCGTTGTCAACTATTTATCCCATAGTCAGGGCGCACCGCCCAGTGAAAGCGGTTAATTACAAGGCACTTGAAAGGAAAGGGAGGCTTGATGAAAAGCAAATAATCTTTTAGATGTAAGAATTTGTATTGTGACGTTGCTGTGTGTGCCTTTATTGAATGATGCGTGTGGGACTCGAACCCACAAATTCCAGCGTGAAGGGCTGGTGACTGTAGCCAAATTTGTCTAACGCACCATAATGGTACTGTCAATGGGACTTGAACCCATACGAGATTTCTCCCATCAGCCCCTCAAGCTGACGTGTCTGCCTATTCCACCATAACAGCATATATAAATCCGTTTATTCCTCAATAAGCGGATACAAATTGTTTGGAGATGCGTCAACGGCGATCTTTTCAAAACCACCATCAACCACCTTCCATAATGTGTGCATTTGCTTTATTGGATTTTGAGTAATCCGATACTCTTTACCGAACAATGTATGATAGATTACACCATGACCAGTTTCAGTAGCAGGAATTTTCTTCACAAGTTTTGTTGTAGCAGTATCAACTGCATTAGCAGATTTCCTTGGCATAGTAAAACCTCTGAATTTGATTCATACTCCCAACGAGACTCGAACCCGTATTACCGGCGTGAGAAGCCAGCCTCCTATTCCGTTAGAGGATGGGAGCATCTTATTTTATTCGGACATAACATCTCATCACCCTGCCGTATGCGTCGCGCACACGCTGGATGGTGTGTCTTGCACCACCCTTATCAATAGCAATATGAAAAACTGCTTTCTTATCATTTGGTTTACCAACAGAATACGATCCGTCTGATTCCAGATAAATATCAACGCAATACCCACGCGAATTACACTGTTCTGCAATTCTACGTGCTTCTTGACGAGCTTCCCGCAGTGTTGCGTAACCTTTAAGTTTCTTGGTTTTCATACATACCTCGTAAGCAACTGGGGTAGCTGGACTCGAACCAGCAAATGCAGGAGTCAAAGTCCTGTGTCTTACCTTTTTGACGATACCCCATTATAAGATACCGATAGGATTTGAACCTATAATCACGGAGTTGCAGTCCGTTGCCTTACCGTTTGGCTACGATATCATAATGATACGCCTGAGAAGATTTGAACTCCCGACCATTCGGTTCGTAGCCGAATGCTCTATTCCACTGAGCTACAGACGCATATATAGTATTACATCTGCCCTCCCGATTCTCCAAGCAGAACAATCTTCTGACTTACCCATGATATTAAGCCCTTTTAGGTGTAACAACAGATTGTGGCTATTTTGTTGATCGTGCTTTTACCACCATGTAATACAGTCGATGCTGAGGATGGGACTTGAACCCATACGGTATCGCTACCAACAGATTTTGAGTCTGCCGCGTCTGCCAGTTCCGCCACGCCAGCATATTTACAAAGCGCATTTTACGGTTAAATTGTTTACAAAGCAATTCCTTAATTGAGTTGCTGTCTGCGCTTTTCTTTGGTACAGGGTGCAGGAATCGAACCCACCGTGACCGGGACTACCGCCCTCTGGATATAAGCCAGAAGCTCTTACCGACTGAGCTAACCCTGCATAAAAGTAGATGATGGGACTCGAACCCACACCCTCAGCTTGGAAGGCTAATATGCTTGCCGTTAAACACTACATCTACATAACCGATTCAAGGCATCGGCTGTGCCTACCAACTATTCGCTGTCAGTTCGCGGCGGTTTCATCCAAACCTGCTGAACTTCATCACTGCCAGACGTGAAGGTTTCATTTCTCATTCGGTTTACAGTCCCGCTCTGTATGTGAGATGGGCATGGTTGCAGGAGGTGGGACTCGAACCCACGACATTCAGCTTATGAGGCTGATGAGCTGCCACTGCTCGACTCCGCAATATGACTGGTACGGGTGGACTTGAACCGCCGACCCTCCGCTTAACAGGCGGACGCTCTGACCAACTGAGCTACGCACCAATATGTACGAGACACTTTATTTTTATGAAATCACGGCAATACTCATCGCCGCATAAGTACCCAATTACTGTTATCATCAAAGATTGAAATTTGCAGTTCGTGTCTCTTTTGTTATGTGCAAGGCATTTTTATCTCTACAAATACACGCCATAGAAAGTGAAAATTGCTGTTAATGCCTTAATATGTATCTGAGTGAAGAGGCTCGAACTCTTATCCTCGTGATCCCAAATCACGCCGTCTGCCGATTGGCGTACACCCAGTTTTTATGGAGTAGAGGGGAATCGAACCCCTGTCCGAAATTCTTACATATGCAAAATATTTTTACGCAATAGTCAGTGTTTAGGCTCTATAAGGCAGCCGGATGACTGACGACATCATTACCTAAGGACGTACCGGTTAGGTAGCTCCACCACCTTGTTTCTTTTAGCAGGAACAAGGAAAACTGCAACGCCGATCTGTTAATTTGCGACCTCAGATGATGCTCAGATCGGAAGCTCATCATTTTGGTTCCAGTTCCACTTAGGCGGCAGCTCTTTCTGCTACACAAGCCATGAAAGCGGGATGGAAAGCGATAATAGTTTCGTTTTTGTCGTTTATTTTCATTTTTGAATCATAAGGTGACTCACGCCTGCGTATTTTACATTCTCAAAACCCCGTCGAATCCATTTCTACCCCAGATGGATAGCCATGCGTCCGAAGAACCTCGTTTGCAACCGATAGGTTTTTTACTGAAATAGCAGTCGAGTAATGAGCTAAACCGCACAATCGTAAACTTAACCAACACGGCATATTTTCAGGATTTTCCCGCCCCACAAGGGGGCGAGATTAAAAGATTAACATGAGAAGCCGAAGCACACGCCATTCGAGCCGGACGCAGTGTAGAGGTAGCTGCTGCCGGAGAGGCCGAGGTTGTAGACACTGTAGAAGAGGGTGGAGTTGCTGGCATTCGGAGAGCGGAGCCAATACCAACGCTTATCCCCGTCTTCATCTTCTCTGTAATATGGGGTGTCTTCCTGACGATAGAGTTCGTACCAATGACCTTCTCCGGGGACAGTATATGTCGTTCTGCCGAAAAGTTCTTTTTCACTCTTTAACCACAGTTTGCAGACGCTCTTAACGATTTCTTTACTGCAACCGCCTTCGGCAGTCAGTTTGATAACAGGCTTGATTACGGACTGAAGGTCGTCAGAACACATGAGAATGACGTATTCATTCAACCATTTATTCATTCCACAGGAATCCCATCCACCACGATTGGTGTTCGTTTCATTCATTTCGTGGGAATCCTTATAAAGACCCACCAAATCCCATGAAATAGGAGCCTTACCGGAGCCGTCTGCCAGATCATCATGGTCAAATCCAATTATCTGATATACTGCAACAAATCCGTTTTTCATGTAATCTTTCTTCTGTGCGCCAAGCGCAAAATACTCACGCGCTTTACCAGAAGCACCGATTGCCTCAATGTCCTTCCAAGAAAGATAGTTAAGATCCTCCATGGGATAAAGAGGTGATGTAGCGGAGCAAACAAGCGGAGCAGAACCACTTGCGTCTTCATTGGAATCAAAATCCAGCACCAAACCATTGTCATTATATGCAATGGTCATTTTCTGAAATAGTGCTGCGTCTTTGGCGTTAATGCAAATCTGCATATCATTCTCCCTTGCCTAATTATATTGATTAGCTAATTCCTTAGATAGATCAATATCTCAATCACACCTATCATCCGACCTTCGCCGTACCTCCATTACCTTCTTCCAATTTTCTGCCACCGAGGAGACAAGTCTGAGCTTCGGAGAGCGACTCCTAACTTCTTGCCCCAGCATTTCTGCCAAATCCCGCGCAGGAATGTTTACCTGCAAATTTCACCGTTCGTTCAGAATTATATTTGATAATTTTTTGTAATCTCTATAATATCGCATCAGAGTATTCAGAAAATTTACAAACGCCCTACGGCTACTTTAACCGGCTACTTTCGTTATAGTCGAATTTCTTCAACATCAAGGCGAAACGCATTATTGGCTTTACCTCTGTCATTATGGCTGCCACACCATAACCCCTTAGGCTTATTCTCCCACAGGGAGCGTCTATTGCTGCGTCCGAAAGTTCCGTGCATTTTGTAGCGATAACTCTTGGCATCACACATTTTTGTTGACGGTTTCCGTCTCCCCACAACACATTGCTATGTTCCAGCCGCTCAGACATATAAGGTATCCCTCATATACTGAACAGAAAATACTGTGCATCTCCGAGTGCTGACGCACTTTCTTCACAGAGTTAATAATAAGCATGATTCAGATATTGATTTTCAAGGAACTGTTAAGCTGGCGACAGGAATCGAACCTGCAACCTGCTGATTACAAGTCAGCTACACTTCCATTTGTGTTACGCCAGCAGATTGTTTTGCTATTTCCTTTCGACATCATTATTATACCACACTCGGTACGGTTTGTCAATAGGATTTAGCAAAATAATTTTAGATTTTTTACGTATTTTTTTACTTGTCTCTTACGGAACGTGTGAGTTCATCTCCGGGATTGAAGACAATATTCTTATAGCTTGGAATCTCAATTCGCTCTTTCGTTTCAGGATGAACCGCAGGATGCCCCTTGAATTCCTTAATTTCAAAAGTACCAAACCCACGGATCTGTACCTTCTCGCCACTTACCAAAGCCTTCTGAATTTCATCAAAAACATCGTCTACAATATTCTTGACCATATATTTCGTATTGCCTCTTTTAGCAACAGCGTTTATGAGATCAGATTTATTCATCTTTTCACCAACTAACTAATCAAACTTTTTGTACGGTATTTATCCGCATCAAAATCCACATCGCAAAATGCCTTTACGCCAGAAGAGCTGCATACACAGATCAACTGCTGTTGAATACCATATATACGTTTCTCTACACAAAAATCATCCATACCGAGAAAGCTCCCCGCCATTATTGTCTTAACATCCTGAACATTGTCATTTTTATTATGGTGTAAATGCCCAGACAAAATTGCATATATAGGCTCTTTTGCCATTGTTTTAAGCGATTGCACTTTGCTTTCTGAATTATCAAAATCTCCATGTACACCAAGATATGTCTTTCCTCTGATATCAAGTAAGTACATAGTATCGTCAATCTTGCGATAATGGTCGAATACAACATTCTCAAAATTCTGTAAACGTGCCTTCAGATACCACTCTACAAGATCATCCATTCGTTCATGAATGGATGCCTTATCTTTTTCTTCAAGTCTGGAATGATTGCCAGCAACAGAAGAAAAATATACGTTACGAAAATGATTGCTCAGTTCTGCCAGAAATTCCGAAATCAATTCAGACACACCGACAACCTGTTCAATCACATTTTCTCTGTTTGATACAGCAATTGTCTTATGTATATTTCCGCTAATCAAATCGCCATTCGCCCACACATAACAGTTTTCCGCATCATACCGCTTGGCTGTTTCGATGATACTTGAAATGTAGTCCTGCAAAAAGCCTCTACACACATCAGAATTATAATAATTCCAATAGTTGTCTACATACGCCCCAAAATGAAGATCGTTAAGACTTACAAGCAAATCATACTCAGACTGTTCTACAGTGTTTGGATTATATTCCAGACGCGGGAATACACCATTGGCAATCGCACGTTCAAAAATCTCTGAGTTCTCATCACATCGCGCCATCTTGCGTATAGCCTTATTCAGTTCTACTCTTTGATCGAAAAACCTCTGTCGTTCCTTTTGAAACTCAAGCATTTTTTGATCCAACTCACTAAGATATGAATTGTCCTCAGAACCATTGTTTTGCTTAGACTTGAAGTATTTCATTACATGATAGCCGGAATAAGGCGTAACATTGGCAGCTTTACGCAAGCTGTCGTAATGCACATTCATTCCGAGTAACGAAACAATATCTGACCAATCCAGATCTTCCGGATTCTGTTCTACCTTTATCTCAATAAGTCGAAGCCCATATTCATATTCGTTTTCGTTTTCAAGACGATTGTATTTAGGATTCACACTTCATCCCTCCCGTCTGGTGGCAATGTTTCAATTTTCCGGACAGACAGAGTGATATTAGGTATTCCGTCCCATCGTTTCAACAGTTCAAGTAAACTATACGATTTTGTATCGTCCCTACCATACTCCGTAATCGTCATATCGTTAATATCTATGGTAGCATTTTCAAAGCTTTCACTTTTTACAACGCTTGCCATGATTTAACCTCTCTGTCTTTCATGACGTTTACGATTAAGTTCACGCTCACGATCAATTCGAGCCACAACAGCAGCGGCAGCACTATTTGTGCTTGCAATCGCTCTCATCATGCCCTCAGCTTCAGTGGCATAATAATGATGACGGCTGGAGTCCTGTTTCATCGTTCTTGTAACCTTGTATTCAGGATACAGTTCTCTCAATACACGAGCTTCTTCTTTTGTTACTTGGATCATTATTTATCAGTCCTTTGTTAATAAGATATCCGAGGCTACGGTTGCTCCCGCAGCCTACGGACGGGTGATGCCGAATATATTTATAAAAACGGTTTTCTTCCCTTATAGACAATTATTTATTTGACGCAGAAAACCACGTTGGTCAACGTCTTTGTCATCTTTCTGAAACATAGTGTTTTGTGATAATCGCCAACCGTAACACACGTTGAACAACGGCAATTTTTGTAGCCATGACTTCTAAATAAAAACCGTCTTAATTTTTGTGATTTGTGTAGTATCTTGAATTTCGTTCGGCTCTCAGTTCCTTATCATGTGCGTTCTGACACTCATCACAACGCTTTTTATTCTTTACATACCCTGCAACTTCAAATTCTTTGCCGCAGTCAGCACAACGCTTTATCTTTTTGCCTGCAGGCTTGTATGTGGCACACTTATCGCAAATCTGTTTTTGTGGAGAAGTAGGAATAAACCGTTCACCGCATTTCCTGCACTGGATGGATCCTTCCGGCAAATTGTTCGCAAGATTCTGATATACTATATCTCCGAAACACATCCAAAACACATTCTTCCGCTTACTCTGTTTCATATCAAACAGATATTTTACAAGCGTATCACACACATCATTCATGTCGTATCCCAGTGATGCAAATTCTTTGAGTATCATATCTCTGATATACGCGAAGTTCGTTACATCATCATAGAAGCTAATAGAATAACGGTACTTTTTCTCAACCTCATTATACAGATTTACTACATCCTGTACCATGTCGATACATTCAGATGGTTTTGAAAGCATATATTGATATCGGAAAGCTCCGATATTTTTGGCAGAGAAAGACATTCGTTTATTCGGAATGATTGTCTCAAGCCGATTTACAACACTGTTGTTCAGTTTCTGTACACGTCCAATCTCCTTCTTTTTTGCATACGTAAAAAAGTGTGGAGCCTTTTCACCAGTAATACGAGAAAGTTTACTGTCGATCTCAGCCGGACGAGTGGGCTTATATAAGGTCTTGGCATAATCTATACAGAAATTGTTTTCCATACATAATATCTTAATAGAGTTAAGATCAACATCTTTGCTGTTCCAGATTTTTGTGATATCATTACTGATAACACCGATGTTGCCTCCTGTCCACGCAGCGCGAAGTCCTTTGAAAATCTCTTCATCTGTAATTTGCACAACACCTGCATTTGCCATCTCATAATACAGCGGAACAATATCCTTCATATTACGTTCTGCGATCTCAACAATCAGCTCGTCCGCACACACCAAACTCTTATCTCCATCACAATCGAATTGCAGTATCTTTGAAATCAAATCATGACAGCTTGTATAAATGGCATTCGGAGTAAACCACTTACGAGTTGCAGGTTTTATTACATTCTGTCGTACAGCGTGTTCCCTGTACAAATGCGGAGAACGCAGACAATCGAGCTTATATGCGTTTCGATATAAGTGACAAGACACTTCATTATCTGCCAGAAGTCCAACAGGATCTTTGATTCCTAAAAACAGCCATTCACAAAAAGCATATAAATCAGGAATCAAAAACATATATTTTGCAGAAATGTCAATCTTCGCTGACTTCGCTTCCTGAACAAGATTTTTCTTAATCTGCTTCAACATCTCTTTTGTATATGGGTCAGACAGCAATTCAGGATAAATCTGCAAACACTCCTGAAAGGCATTTTTATTCTTGTACTGTGTAGACGCACCAAATACTTCAAGCATTGTGGTACGATCAGAAGCAATCCGAGCAATCTTATCTACAGAACGCGCAGCAAGTTTTTCCAGTTCCTCGTCAGTGATGTCCGTAAGGGTTTGAAGCATCTGATAATTCAGTTTAGCGTCAGGAAGAAAATCTTCTTCCTCATTACATTTACCCGCTGTACACCCATATTTGAGATAAAAGTCGGTGTATTCCTCCCAACTCTTATAATACTTGTACATTTTGAACTGACTTTTGGTGAAGATAATTTCAATTCCTTCTTCGAGAATATCATGTTCTTTTCCATATATATCTTTTACTACCCCATGACGGATTTCAGGTTCGCGTTTGTCTGCTTCCCTGATAAACTTGTCGAATGGAAAAACCGCCAACAAACCTTTAACCCAAGGTAAGCGTACCATTGTATTTTTAGGACATCTTGTCGGCAGTACCATTCCGCATCCATCCGTATGCTTGATTGGAATCTCCATCGTTTTACGTTCAATCTGATATGTATGATGATCGATAAAATCAACAACACCACTTACACTTGTTTCCATATCATCTACAACGATAGATTTATGTATATCGAAATCAAGCCACGGATCAGTTGCGCTGTTGCACAAGGCAAGATAAGCAAGATATTTATTGATGTTGATACCGCCATATGAATTGATGCTGTCCACAGTAAGCCCACACATCAGCGTTTTTTGATACTGTTTCCATACGCTCTCTTTTATGAAAACTGTTTTTTTAGTCCGAATCTGTCCGGCAGAAGCAGTAAAGCACACATATTTCTCGCCGTTATACATATACCCATTCAAAATCATGTCTCTTACAACATCGAAATAATATGTTCGGATAACCATAAAATCATCATACAGAATACCTGCCTGCATTCCAAGTGTGCGAGTCAGCATTGATTCAAACACAGAAATAATGTTCTTGCTTATAACATACTCACTTCTAAGGATTCGCGTTCCATTATGCTCTGATAAGAGAGTTACCAAACGCTCTTTGTGGGACTTGATTTGGGCATTCAACGCTTTTACTTCATCATTGATATCCTTAATGCGTTCAGGGTCGTCCAATTCTACCGGTTCATCACGCCGCATTTTCAATAATGCTCTATATTGCGAAATTGCTTTTTCATACGGAACCCCTCCGTAATAATATCCAGACAAAATACTGCGCTGTGATTTCAAAATGAGCTTCTCAGTACACAGTGTATTTATCTTAATCTCCAGTTCGTGTTCTTCATCCGTGTAAAATGCACTTGTGTCGAAACTGTAGATATGTATTTGCTTATCAAGACTTATATTGCACCCCTCCTTGAGTCTATTCGTTTACTTTTATCAAATCACCAGTCCAAAACAACCATCCTGCTGAATCTTCCTTCAGACTGACAACATTATTGAGATCTCCACCTCGCGGATCCAAACGAACTGTAAAAATTGTGTCTGCATTTTCCATAACGAAATTTTTATACTTTTCGGAAAGTCTTTTGTAATCAGGATGAGACTGAATTACTTTAAGGTTCAGTTTTACTCTATCTCCATCGCTGATATTGTCAAGCATCACACCTTGATCCTTTAGGCGCATATACAATTCGGCAATTTTTGGATCTACGCCCTTGCCCTTAGCAAGTTTTATAAAATTTCTCTTTTGTTTCCGGTTCATACGCAGCTCTCTTTCTGAGATAAATGCTGTTCAAGGCAATCCAAAATTTCTTCAACAAACGGAAGCCAGTTGGGATCAATACGGATCTTATCCTTATTCTCTCTGAAATACTGCGGAGCAGAACCACCAAACTCATAACTCATCGCCTGCCAGTCGCAAATCATTTCAATAAACGCACACATCTTCGTTCTTACATCGCAACACTCTTCAAAATTTCCCTCTTTATCAATCCAGTGCTGCCAGTGATGATCGTTTATAAAATAGTGACGCTGACACGCAGCAGCAAATGAATCCTCTGAGACAATTTCTCCGGAAACTGGATAGAACTTCTGACGGTACGGTAAAAACTCTCCCTCGTCCAATTTACTGTCGTCATGATACTCAATACGAGCTTCCATTTCGCACTGGATCACATCCCATTTGACCAAACCAATATTCTTCAATGCTGTACGTAACTCACGCCACGCCTCAGCAATGTTTTTCTTGTGACGATCAATATAGATTAAGTATTCTTCGGTTTTTTGCAACCATTCCTCTTTGTTAAATCCATTCATTATTACGCTCCTTTGAATATACCAAGGCGGGATTCCCCGCCAAGGCTATTATTCTTTTGTCTCATCCTGTTCCTTAACAAGATCTTCATATTCTTCTGTATTTTCTTTGATTATCTGATTGTAATATTTAACATCATCTTCATCAACATCTACCGGGGTATAATCTTCACATCTCTTATCTGATTCGCATTGATCTACCCAAATACACCCCTTACACGTCTTCTTCTCTTCGTTCATTCGGTTATGCTTCCTTTCAGTTTTTCTACATAAGCACTCCCATCTCCAATCATTTTTAATCTTTTCAGTCTTCCTGCCTCAAGCCGCTCTTTTGATGCTTCAATCTGTGCCGGAGTTAAGTTCACTTTTTTCTTCGGCTTGATTCTTATCCACGCTGCTGGGAACTTGGCTACTACACTCCCATCTGAATTTACACATTTGATTTCAACTTCTTTAGGATTTTTAGCTTTCAACTTCTGTATATAGTTAATCCATTTCTTTTCACTACTACATATTGTTGCGTAGTCTTCTCCAGCCATGTGGTCAATCGCTGTTTCTCTGATTTCGTTCATTCATATTCCTCAGAACACTCCTGCTCATCCATTCTTCGGAATGTTACAACCCATACAAGCGGATTTTTATCCCAACAATATACATCTTTCTTTTTCGCAGATAGTGATTTATCCCAAGCATTGGCAAATGTCAGGATAGGGAACATGGAACCATACTTCCATATACCTTCCTTATCTACCTCATCTACTGTAATATCTTTAAGATGCTGTACCTCTACATTCTCTACTTTCAAGAAAATCCGTACCGCTTCTTCCGGCATACACACAGATGAATGCCACGTCTCATTTGTCCAGTTAGGAAGGACACCCGATACTCTGTAAAAGTAAACATCTTCAATCTTAGCCCACGCCTCTTTGATACCGATAATATCTCCAATAGCATATGGTGGTTGTTCAATATCCCTTACAGGGAAGCGGAATTGAGTTTTGGTACGATTAAATACCATCTCAACCGCTTCTCCGCAAAGTTTCAAATACTTCACATTCTCAAGCCGCATAATTCATAATCCCCGGATCATAGAACGGCATGGGTTCCAGCTTGAACTTGTTTGCACGATGTTTAGAATCAATCTTCTTTTTGATTTCTTCATCATAGCAGAAACCGGTTCTGAGATACAGATCAAGCACATCGTATGTAAATCCGAAGTTTTCCTCGTCTGTCTTTCCGGTAAGACCATCAGAAGGAGCCTTGTAAATCAACTCGTCCGGTAAACCAAGTGCTTTGCCAAGCAAAACCACTTCACTTGCCGTCAACTGCGAGATAGGAGCAAATTGTCCTACGCTATCTCCAAACAAAGTAGAATACCCGATCCAATCCTCAGAAAGATTGCACGTATTGGCAACACGTCCGTTGCAGCTCTGAGATACGGCAAATAAAGTAGCCATACGAATTCTTGCAGGAAGATTCACTATTGTCTGTTCACTTGGTTCAATGCCGGTCTTTCTCATGTTCTGCAAAACATTAAACACCGGCATTGCAATATCGATCACGTAGTTGCGAATACCTAAATGATTGACGAGCTTATAACTGTATTCGATATCAGATTGTTCACCCTGAGGCATCAAAACACCGATAACTCTGTCACGTCCCAGAGCTTCTACACACAGAGCTGCAACAACAGATGAATCTTTACCACCGGAGATCCCGACAACCGCATTACAATCCTTACCATTCTTTTCAAAGTAGTCTCGAATCCATTGTACACACTCATTCTTGACTCTTTCGACATCAAATTCCGTTTTTATTACTGTCATCAGAAACCTCCATTTTCATCATGAAGCCGCGCTCTGATTTCAGCCAACGAATACTCTCTGGTAATATCGCCATTTTTGAATACTGTAATCAACAGATTTTCCCCTGAAACAGTGTCCGGGGTAAGACCGTCTTCATATGTGATTTCGCCCTCTGCATTGTGATACACTCTGCAAATCCCCTTCTGACTCTTTTTGAATTTGCCAGTATCGGTTTTCGGATTCTTGAAAATCTCAAATCCCACCCCATTCACTTCGCCATATGTAGCTTTCACCGCAATACCAAAGGTGTCTCTTGTGTACGGATTCAGAACTGTTTCATCCCTCTCATTCGTTGTCTCAAGACACTGCATAGAGAAACTACCAACACCAAGAGAAACATTATTGCAGGCAAATCCAGCTTCAATCAGCACACGATAAATTTCAGCACAACGGCTCACCGTGATAGAGTCACCATAAATTGCCTTTACATGAGGATTAAGAACTTTGAACCCCTTGCTGTTTATAGTGCCGCCAAAAATATCCCAGAGGTGGAATACAGTTTCCGTTACGATCTGTACGGGATCGCCGCTGTCTCCGCGAATCAGCAGGCACCCTTTATGATTCATAATCTCTTCTTTGAGCTGAGGAAGAATTTCGTCAACGAGATGCCAGTAATCATAGCTGTCAGAAACCATAGAGAAACTGTTATTGGGATAAATCTCAGTAAGCAAACGGCGGATAAATGAAATTTCATCTCCGTCGATTGCGTAATTACTGCACATTACACTATGCTCCGTAGAAATAGCTCCGTATGCTACATCATCCTTTCTGCAATCGCAGTTATACATTTCTTCCAGATAAGGAATCGTGGGAACTGTTGCGGTGTTCAAAAAGGAGAGGCAAAAACCGGCACTACTCTTGACGGCAGACTGCAGACTTTCCTGACCACGGAAGGAAAAATCGCCAAGCGCACGACTGCGCGGCACATTGTCATCCACAGAAATGTCGTAGGCACGGTTTACAATCTCACGATACCAATAACCGACATTGGCAGAAATCATTGGATGCCACAATTCAGCGGACATCAGCGATTCGATGGTGTTCACGAGCCATGCAAAATCGGGATGTGTATTACTGATTTCAATCATAGGAACCTTTACGGGAACACGGGTTCCTTCCGGAATTGCCTTGATTTCAAGGGGTAAATATCCGAGGTTGTGCAAATCAATGATCTTTTTAAGGTCATACGTATCCTCGCCGAGTGTATAGTCGAGTACACGCCAGTATTCATGTATAACTTCGTCGCAGCTTTTATTGAAAAAGTTCTTGTTGAAATATTCAACGAGATATGTTTTCAAGAATGCTTGCAGACTGAACATCACCAGTTTGTCCTGACCGGGAATTCTCGTCATGCGAGGTGTGAGATACGAAACCAATTTCGTAAGCCCCTTCGGATATTGTTCGTGATGTGTCGTTTTGTAATAGTCCAAAAGCAGAAGCGGATTAGTCTCCATAAATATAATCCTCCATAGAATATGTTGTAATCAAAGGATGTTCCTTGCGGAAAATAGAACTTGTTGTAAAGATTCCCTTCAAAAGTCCGCTGTCGATGAGATCGCCTGACAAAATCGTGTTTTCGCAGTGTGTTACATACAAATAGATGTTTTCAAAACCCATCGTCTGCAACGCTTTTGCTGTATAATAGAATGTGCCGCCCCTGCTGCAGATATCGTCGCAAATCAAAGCGGATTTCATATCATCTGGCTTATTGCCGACAATCGAAAGCACTTCAATATTGCCGGTTTCCCAATCGCGCTTCTTGATGCCAAACAGATACGGCGCACGAATCATACCGGAATATCGTTTCATCGCCCCTTCGTCCGGATATACCATCATCAGATCATTCTGCATAGTATCGCGGATCGCTCTTTTAATATACTCCTTAGGCTGAACGACATATACCCTGTCAATAAGTGCCGTAGCTACATTGGAATGTGGATCCAGCACGAATACCTTGTCGAAAAACAGACCGTTGATTATATCCGCGAAGTATTTCAGAGTAAATACCTCACTCTTATCCTTAACACGATCCATACGAGCGTTGGGAATGTACGGCATATACAGAATCATCTCTCTGCATCCGTAATTTCTCAAGTGGGACGCAATGTAAATCAGGGTGGGCAGTTCATGTTCCCCATCATACAGCCATGTGACACAGAAATGATCTTCTCCAAAACGCTGTAATTTCAGCTTATACGTTCCATCCGGAAACTTCTCAGGCGAAATTTCCACACCATTTACCTTAATCATACGGTTTCCTCCATATTCAGAATTTCAATCTGACAAGCCTGCATAGCTTTCAGAGCATTCATGTGGTTTTCAACGGTAACACCAGCACAGCAGGAGGCATCAACCTTGATCGGAATTTCCGGGCAAAATGCCTTGATTATCATTGCATTGGAGATCACGCACACATCTGTGCAGACACCTACAAGCTCAACTTCATCGATGAAATCCTTCTCAAACATCTCGGCAACAAACAAACCGAGCTGTACAGATCCAAAGGTCTTTTTCTCTGCCGTATAGCATCTGTCCTTGAAAATTTCAAGTTCCGGTACAAGGCGATGACCGTCAGTCCCGCGAATACAATGAGGAATCGGAAGATTTCTTCCCTCCTGCGTTTCCATGTAATTATCTTCGTGAGTGTCGAATGTGAATACTACCTTTTCGGTATCGTTTACTTTATCCGCGATCTTTTTAACGACAGCCGCCGCTTCTGCGGATCCGAGCGCACCATCTACAAAATCACGCTGCATATCCACTACGATGAGAAGTTTTCTGTTATCCATAATATCCTCCTTACTCATAGACAACTTCAAGACCATATGCGACAGCCGCTTCATGTTCAATACGGCAGCCACGAGCATTTTCCCAGCCCTTACCGAAATACGCAATATGGCAAAGACTCATGTTTTCGAGGGACTTTGCAAGGAAACAGAGAGGAATCTGAACAACTCCACGCTTTTCCATAGATTCACGGGAATACCATTCGTCTGTAAACAGAGTATTCACAAATTCGTATCCGTTTTCCTCTGCAAACTGGATCGCCCTCTCTCTGGTTTCCGCGATTTCCTGCTCCGTCTTTCCAGCCATCGGCTGAGAGATCATCATCTTTTTCATACCAATTTTCCTCCATTTGATAATGTTTTTATTGAAGAACGAACATACTTCATCACTTCCATATGCCACGTTCAAGGTATTCTTGTTTGTATTCTTCTTTCAGCGCATAAATGTCCGTATCACATGAATTACACACGCCGTAGATATTTTCACCGTCGTATTCATAACGAAATAGATTCGAGCCACATCCACACGGATTGATACCATCGGTATAGAATAACTGTCTGTTGCCAGTGTCTACATGACACAAAATTTTTCGTTTACGCCGTAATTTGTTTATCAGCACCACACGCACCTCACTTTAGAGCATCCAACGCCACTTCCATTGCCTTATGAAAATCGCTTCCTTCACCGTTTTTCTGAATCCAATCATTTGGCATCAACATACCACACTGTCTGATATGGCTATATAAGATTTCACGAGCCTTATCATTAGACATTCTACCCTCAGGAGGTTTTCGTAAGCCCTCTCCACAAACCGGACAGAAATTGAATTGCTCGTTTTCAGGGAAACGCCCCCAACCGCCAGACACACACAGTCTCGCGCCATAACGGTCTGTCTCTGCTTTCGCACTTCCGAAATCGAATTTTCTGCAAAACTCGCACATATCGGTTATTTAGTTAATTCCTTTCGTGATTTATTCAGACACTTCATCAAGCCAATCCTTCAGAAGCGTCCGCATCCGTAAACTGGGAATATAAATACTGATTTCCTTGCCATCTCTGATGGCAGATCTCCACACCCACTGTACCATTTCACTCAGCGCATACCGGTCTTCATTTACAGTACATCCATGTTCTTCAAAATATCGCTTCAAAAACGGATTGAAGAAAATGTTTACACAGTATGCAAGGTATGTCCTGTCACGGTATTCATTGGTTGCACGACAACTGCAAGGAATAAAGCAGCGACTGTAATTCGGTGGGGCTATCTTATCTCTCTGTGCCTTAAATGCAGTCCACATACAATCTTTTCCCTTGCCGCCATAGTAATGACGCAGAACATTATAGATGTTGTTCCGCATCTTGCTTGCGACCTTAGGATTATTGAACTGCCGTTCCGACCAACTGGAGGAAAGAGCAAATTTCTCATCGCCAATGCTGTTGAGTTTTTCATTGTCGAAAATGTGTACCCTATCCCGCAAACCGTATATCTTTGTAAATTGATTGCGATTTTCAGAAAACATATACTGTCCGTCCGCATCAACCTCAACCCCAATATATCTGTACTGAAATCCATTGATATCGAAGTAATACTTTTGGAGCTGTGCTTCAAAGAGATATGTAAGGACAATCACTTCATCAAAGGCTTCAAAAACTTCCGGAGGGAACATCCAGAACAGGAATGTGTCGTTATAATATAACAGTGTCCCCGCCTTAGCTCTGAGCATAAGATCCTGAAAAGTAGTGCCAACATACGAATCGTTCAACCAGCGAACTCGGCAAGTCTCCTTATCAACTTCAATGTAGCCGCTGTTCATCAAATCCTGCACATCACCCTTTGTGATATTGATTTCTTTGACAATCTCAAACACTTCGTCCATCACAAGTGTGTAATGTCCCTCTTTGATAAGCCTTACAGTATCATCATTGTAGCTTGCGAAAAGTGCATGGGTACTGGAAATGTTGTACTGTTTCTCCAACAGAAAATGTAGATTAAAGAGCTTGCTACGAGGCTTATCCTTAGGAGATTTGAAGCTCTTGATAGCGCAGTTATCAATGATACGATCACACTCATTCAGATACGGCGTGATAAAAACAAAGTTACCGTCCGACTGATTCATGTAGTTTATGGCAGCACTGGTCTTACCAGCTCCCATGATCGCATCACAGATTTTGATATCCATGATTTTTCTCCTTTTTGAAATCAGATTTTTGCTGAATTTTGGTAGGCAAAATACACTCCGGAAGAGTGAGAAAAGACCGTTGAACAATGGCTTTCTGAAAACGGCTCCCTTTTAGATGGGTGGGGAAATAATGTATTGTTTTCCTTCGTCTTCAAGGAAAACTACCGCAGATTTCATGTTCTCAGTGAACCTTGTTTCCAAAAGCATTGTCTGAAACAACATGAATATTCATGGTATGATACAGTGCTTTGTCTTCCTCATCTGTAATACCAAGATATCTGAGAGTCACTTCCGGAGAACTATGTCCGAATGCTCTCTGGAGAAGCGTGATATCCATATTAGCATTATCACAGTTATACTTATATTGATGCCAGCCCCACGTCTTTCTACAAGTATGTGTTCCTACATTTTGCTTCAGTCCACACGCCTGTGCAGCTTCTTTGAGAACCTTACGGAAAGTACCAACCTGAATGGATCCACCTTCTCTACTGGGAAATAGATAAGGAGTAGTTACATCACTATTGGATTCTCTTACAGGATTGCACCATTCAAGAGCATCCTTACAAGCCTGATTAAGAAATACCTTACGGAATTTTCTGGTTTTGCTCTGTAAAATTTCGATAGCATCAGAAGTATCTTCTACGTCATCAATAAACCTTACAGATCCATCAGGATTGTATACACTCTTAATCTTAATGGCAAGGAGTTCATTTGCTCTCAGCCCAAGATTGATACCAAGAGTAAATGCAAGGACATACTTCTTTCCTTTGTTTTCAAGAAGCCAGTTAGCGATAGCAATGATTTCATCATGTTTCTTGATCGGAAAAACAGTCTGGCTTTCATCTTTCTTGTAGTTCTGAGGTCTACTTTTTTTTACTGCGTTTTCGGGAGTTAAAGAGATTGAATTTGTTACAACTTCGGACACTTTACCCATTTCGGTTCTCCTTATTGTATTCTTTAGTTAATTGCTTAACATTCACTTAAACCCGTTGATATTCGTATATTATCAACTGGATCCTTACATTAAATATTATACCATAAACTACGTTGTTTGTCAATAGATTTATACAATATTTTTGTTTAGTTATTTCCTTTAGAGAACAGAACTTCGATTATTTCACGTTGTTAAACGGTGTTTTCTCAATATAAGATCGTATTCGGGTATTTGTCCGTAGGGGTACAAGATCTTGAGAAAGATGCGTTGATGAAGGTGGTGGTGTCGAGGCGGAAAATCGAAGATGAGGCGTGGAGAAGGGGGTACTATCCGCCATTTCTGCGGATCGGGAATGCCTATAAATATTAACTTGCCTATTGCCTTTATTGACACGCTGAATGGGTCGTTTCTCAACGGGTTCTGCATACTCTTGAAAAGCGGAATTGATTTCAAGCGGTTCTGTCGTGTGCGTCCTGTTCTGTCTCTGTCAGGCTGGCAGACGGTGGACGGACGGCGGATAATGGCAGACGTTCGGGCTGGAGATCGGGACGGGCTGAAGTGTTGTTGTTCTTCAGTCGTTCCCCTTCCTTCTCCCCTCCTCTCCAGCTTCCTCTCCTTCCTCGCTTCCTCCCGCGTTCCATCTCTCACGACGTTCTGAAGCTCTGGCTCTCCGTGGGTGCTTGCTTTCCTTCCTTTCGGCTGTCATATTCTCCAGCGTTCCGTGCGTCATGTTGTCCGCTGGGGTCGATTCCTCCGCACGTTCTGCCGTCTCTGCATCTGCTGAAGGTCTGGTGCAGCGGTCGCCGTCTGGCTGTCTTCCGGTCTGTTTTGGCTCACTCTGTCAGGCTGGCAAGCATAGTCAAGATGTAGCAAAATGCACAAATAAAGTCTTGCTAATTTAGTGACTTTTTAAGCCTAAAAGCGATAATATTTTATCGTTTTCTATTGACTTTAGGCGGCGAGTGTGGTATAATATAGGTGCAGTAAAGGAAAGCAAAACCCCAACCAAACCCACCGTCTGACTGGCGGTACTGAAAAGCTCTAAAGGATGTAGCTAAAGAATATCGGAGGTACTGAAAATGAAACTGGCAAACATGATCCCCCTGAAAAGCAAAATCACCGTCTACGTTCCCGCGACGGTAAACATCAATGAAGAAATCGACAACACGCCTTTTGTTGAGCGTGTGGCGCGTACTCTGTCAAACGCATTCGGCGGTGCCACTGCTACACAGGCAGCAGGCTATTGGGTAGCCAACAACGGCGACTTGATCGCAGAACGAACTACGATGGTATTTGCATACTGTGATACCGCAGACGCTGAAAAGTACATTGACGACATCGTTTCTATGTGCGTTGAGCTGAAGCACGAAATGGGGCAGGAAGCAATAGCCCTTGAATACAACGGCGCAATGTACTTCATCTAAGGAATTAACTAATCAATCCGTCAGGTAAACGGCGGCAGCAATGCCGCCAACCTGACCGACACACAGAAAGAGAGGGCTTTACAATGGCACGACTGACCGACAGAAACGACTGGTTTGATCTTTGGTATGAAGATAAACAGAGCATGATCGCAACTATGGCGCGTAACATGGCGGCGGATTTGGAAGCTGGCTATAGCTATTTCGGCACCAGTATCACGAAACAGCGGGACGAAATCGCCCGGTATAAAGCGCAGTTTGACGCAGAGTTAGACGCATTCAAAACGATGGACGAAAACAGCGTAAACCGTTGGTGCTTCTATGATCTGAAGAAGCGTGGCGCGATTGAATGAACCTGCCTGACGATGGTTAGCCGGTAACTAACCGAAACGGGCGCAGCCCGTCGCAGGAAACCAATTATAACGGCGCGTCAGCGCATGAATGAAAAGGAGTTTTGAAAATGAAAAAGTACGATCTGAAGTCTATCATGCGTATGGCGTGGGAGCTTTTCCGGGATCAGGAAGACGGCGAAAAGACGTTCGGCGAATGCCTGAAGATGGCATGGGCGCATGAAAAGAACCAGCCTGAAAGAATCATTGCAAGCTGGAACGCCCTGACCGGCGAACAGCAAATGCAGTTCCTCCGCGCAAACGTCAAGCGCGCCGCTAAGGACGAGATCGCCCACAGCACGGAAGATCACTATAACGAGTATAACGAGTCTGTAGCATGGTTTTTCCGCAACAATGATCTTGACGGTTTTGTGAATGACGCATGGCTGAAGCTCATGCAGATGATGGAACCGGGAAATCTGGCAAGGATCAACGAACGCCGCGAAGAATCCGGGAAGCTCAATATTTCACTGGTGCAGCTCGTGTACCGTGCAAGCCTGTATTCTATCCGTGCGGTGTACCGTGCAGAGGTCAAGCACATCCGCGCCCGTGTTCATACGGTGCAGGACAAAAACGGCGACGATGTGCAGTATATCGACGAGATGGCGACAAGCCGCAAGGATAACACGGAAGCCTCCGCCGTCACTGGTGTGATGCTGGCTGACTTCATCAACAGCCGCGACGAGATCGACAGAATCATCATTGAAGGTCGCCGGGACGGTTACAGCAGCAAGGAGATTGCCCAGATGGTCGGTATCTCTGAACCAGCAATCTGCAAGAGATTGAAGAAGATCAAGGAAGCAGGACGCGCCGCAGGTCTGATAACAGACTTTGAAGCCGCTTGACCAAAAGAACGGAACGCCGCCCCAGTCAATCAGGCTGGGAGCGGATGACCGGAAGCAGGGAGGAAGAAGACAGAATGAAATGGCATGAAATCCCCGAAGCACTGGAAGCAGGACGCGCCGTTTTCGTCACTGATGGAACAGTAACACGGAAAGTCCTGAAGGCTGAATGGGTTTGTATGGAAATACATCTTGTATTGGATAACGGTAGATCGCTCTGGCTGTCCGGTGAAGACTTTGAAGGCAGCGAAATTGGGATCGGCATACTGGAGAGTGAAGAAGGCGTTTACATTGCGCCGCTCTGGTGGATAAGAATCGGATCGGAAGAATGGAAGGAGTCTGTAAACAATGGATAATAGAACATACTGGAAGCGGTTGATTCTTCAGAAGCTCATGGGGCTGGGCATTCTCGCCCTCTGCGCCCTGATAGTTTGGATGTGTTCCAATGGCGAAACGCCGGAAGATAAAGACGGAACCTGTCTTGTATTCATGATCCCCACCGGGATCGCCCTGCTGGTCACAAACAAAATTGTACTTGAATTTTAATTCACGGTTAATTTCTCGCAAATCAGGCAGTTAGTTGTAATAGGGAGGTACACAACAACATGATGATACATCTTACAAAAACAGAGCTGACGTGGATCGTGGATGCACTCCGCGACAGAGCAGAAGCAAACGCAGCAGCCGCACGTCTGGATGTGCCGGAGGGATCCCCAACACACCTGCATAAAGCATTATTCAAACTCCGTTCGGAACAGCTCACGTCCATTGCAGACCGGATGGAAAAGGCAGCAACAAACGGAAGCAAGCGGATCGCCATTGACTGACGGAGGATAGCATGAGATACATTATCAACGACAAGGACGCGGGGATTCTGGAAGCACGGAATCTCTGCAAGAGTACAGACAAATTCAAGGAGCTGTACAATAAAGCGCGGAAAAGCGCAGGCAGTGAATACCCGGTATATATCGGCAGAAAAATCTTAACATTCGTAAAGGCATAAAGGGAGGATATAAAAATGGCAAAGTGTACAAGAGAACAGCTCAACAAGTGGAACGAAAAGCTGACAAACGGATTCGGTTTTGATCTTCACAGTTTCCTTATGAGCGGTGATAAAAAAGCGGTAAAGTCGCTGAAACTGGACGGCGGGAAAACCCTTCAGGCAAAGCTGGAATATACCGAAGTCCGCGAAAACTGGAAGACCGTGGGCGTTCGTCCGGTACTTCACCTGTCGATCTGGGTTGACTGCGATACCCCCGGATTCATGAAGTCTTCCGGTCTGGGTGTGGATGTAGTCATGGGAGATATGCAGCCCAGAAAGAATTTCGATCTTCTGTGCAAGCTGTCCGGAACCATAACAGATGAAGAAATTCTGCGACTGGCAAACGAAAACATGAAGCAGCTCAACAACCCGTTCGTATTCGCATAACAGATGAAAACAAAATTGGCAGGGATGAAAAATTCCCTGCCTTTTTTTCGTTGTTTGGTTAATTATCTGGATTGGGGACGGTTAGTTGTAATAGGAGGATCGAAATCGAAGATAGCACAAAGGGTTCTTAAAGCTCTCTGCCTTTCTTCTTCGGTCAGCCGTTCGGAAATTGCTTCAAGCGTGGGCGGAGTGATAAACGCCTTGAAATAGGATGCAAGCAAATCTGCATCACGCTGGGTGTTAAACTCATACAGGCGGGACAGATACGCACGGGTGAGATTGAAAAGATGAACCCGTTCCGCTTCAATCGGATATAATCTTTCCTTCTCTGTCACCGTGTACTGGTTTTTGGAAGCTCCGCCGACACGGACACCGTAACGTACTACAAAATAGTATGTAGTGTACTGTTTCTTGATACAAATACGGATGTAGCCTTTAAGCTGGATCACTTCACCGTCTTCAATGGATGAAAGATGGTTCATGATTTCCTTGTACGGAAAATGGACGAGCTTCACAAAGAGACAGTTGCAGTGTTCCACATGGGAGAATCTGATATTGTGCGGCTGGGTGTTAAGCTGGATCACAGCTACGGGTTCGCTGTCGCGTCTGTTGGGATTGGTAATGGATACGTTCATAAAATACCTCTTTACAATAGACCTGCGGTGTGATATAATAGAGGTGCAGCGCAAGCTGGCTTGATGGTTGAACCTCTTGACCGTCAGGCGAAACCGAGGGGTTGCGTCCCTCGGTTTTTCTTTATATATATTATATCATATCGGGTACAATATGTCAAGATTTTCGCCCAATATCGGGTACAATATTTGAATACAATATTTGAAAATGATTTATGTGTATTTTTGTGCAAATGGCATATTGTACCCTATATATATTTATGTTATAATAGTAGATGGAGGTGTTTATAATGTCAGTACCGAAAGCAAACCAACGCGCAGTAGCAAAATACATGAAAAATAATTACGATGATATTAAAGTTCGTGTAAAAAAAGGTGACAGGGAAATAATTCGGATGTACGCAGAATCAAAAGGCGAATCGGCAAATGAGTTTATCAAGCGGGCAATTTATGAAACCATGCAGAGAGAAGGCGCATTTCAGAATATCACATTAAACTCTGAATGCGCTAATAATGACTGAAAATCGCCTACTGGATCATGAACAGCATCCACCAGAACATGAACAGAAAAGAGAGCTGGGTTATACAACTTAGCTCTCTTCGTTTTATTTAATTTTCGGTATTATTTTCTGTTCTTGCTTTTTCTTTTTCGATTTGAATTACAGCATCTGAAAGTAATGCGGAATTGTACATAGACTGAAAGCATCTCTCACACATATATGCTACTTCTCTGTTTTCATATCCTAAAATACATCTTGAATGCGGCGATTTCCCATTGCAAAATGAACAGACGCAAGGTTTATTATCAAATTTAATTTTGAAACTTTCATCAATTTTACTTATATATCGTTTCAACTCCGGATTTTCTTTTGCCATTTCAAGTATTGCTTTTCTGTCAAACACCTCTATCACCTTCAGTCTGCATCAATCACATCAACTTCCGTCAGTCGATATGTTGCAAGCATATGAACGCCCATATCCTGAACACAGGAATATTTCTTTTTAGGCTCTACGGTTCCCATAACCGGATTTGCCCAGCCGCCAAGATCAATCTGGATGTTCATCGGTTTATCAATCGTAAAGCTGGCATTGTCTCCGTGGCTGCCTTCCCAAACTGTTTCACCACCATCGGAGGTTATCACTGCTCTGCGGGATGAGAACAGCCCTGCCCATCCGGTGACAATATTGTTCGGAATCTTAATGCGTACAACTCCGCTTGTTACAATTTCATCCAAAGGACAGCCGCAGTGGATGCAGGCTTTCGCTCTGTCGCTGACTTCCTTTCCGCAATCCGGACATTTTATGAGTGCCATATATTATACTTCCTTTTATGTAGAATTTTGAATATACCGAACCATTCACATTATACCACACAATACCAACCAAAGTCAACCAATGCAGATTTTTCTGCATTTTTTTATTTTACCGGTTAATTTATCCCGTTCTACGCAGTAAGTTGTAATAGAGGGAAAACAAAACGAACAAAACGGAGGACACACCATGACCCAATCATTATATACCAGCTCCGCCGTGGATAAGCTCATGAATGAGTACATCGAAAAAGGCGGCGAGATCATCCAGATGCGTGATCCCGTTCTCGGATGCGGCGACATCCTGATGTATGGCGACGGACTGAAAACTACCGTCGTGACGGAGGTTTATCTGGATATGTATAGCAGCGCACATAAAATCCGGATGTATCATAAAATGCCGGAAAAGTATAAGCGGATCATCGAAAAGCACGAAAAAGAATCCAGCGAAATGGATGAATCGGAAGTGTAGGTGAAAACCAATGGAAAGAGTAATTCTTTATGGAGAAACATCTTCTGAGATAACAAATTTGCTGGTAGAAAAAGTAAAAAGTGCCGCAAAATCAAATAGCCCAGAAGAGATCGAAAAATGGAAAAGGATATATCTAAACTGGATCAAATTTGTCGGATCACTTGAATCAGATGGCAGTTTGTTCGGTTTAACAGCGATAAATAGCATATCGGAGGAATAAAAAATGGAACATAAAATCATTATCGAAACTGTTATCACTACGGACGACATCGTAAACCTGCTTGCAATGGAGGGCGGCGGATTTGATTACTGGGCGGAAATCTGCTGGGATGAAAATGATTATGAAGCTGCCAGACTGCGCCTTGTGGATCGGATGACCAAAGAAAAGAAGAATCCAGAAGACATCTGCTATGAAGATGTATGCGCCGAAATTCTGGAACACGGCGGAATTCTGAAAGTCTACGACAGAGAGGACGACGAAGACTATGATCTCCCCCTGTCTTCCCTTCTGAATGGCTTCCGTGACTATATGAAGCTCGTTGCGTCGGATGGACGTACCGGCATTGATGATATGGACGGAGAAGCCGCAGATCAGATTCTCCAGTTTGCCGTTTTTAATGAAGTAATTTACGGCTAACGGTTAATTTTCACGTTTCCGGACAGTTAGTTATAATAGGAACTCAAACACAACAAAGGAGCAAAACAAATGCCCAGAATGAAACTGGCGGATGAATTTCCCGAAGTGAAATCCGCTTTTTCAAAGAACCTTGCAAAAATCAAGGAGTACGCACCTCGCCTGAAAAAGAGTCATGAATACATCAATTACGATGAGCGTCTGACATGGGAATGCCTGAGAGCATTTATCGGTACAAATACCATCTGCGAATGGTACAGAAAGTATAACTGCGGAGATTCTCATATCTACACTCTCGGCAGAACCGCCCTGAAAGAGCTGGGCGTATTATAGGAGGAAACACATGAGTAAAATGAAAATGTACATCACTGACAGCCTGTATCTGAATGCAGAGCAGGTCAGCGATAACAGATACATCATCCACTTGACAAACGGCAAAGAAATCAAGATTACGGAGCTTCCGAAGGATGATAAAGGAAGCATCTGGCGTTGGAAGATCGAAAGCCAGTATTTTGATAAGGATGAATATGCCTTGAATTATCTGAAAACCCTGATTTCCGAAAAGCTGACCGGATGCCGGATCGTCCTCCATGCAAAGAAAGAAGTGCCTGTGATTTGCGGAGTGGATGGACGAGCCTGCCGAAGCCCCAGAAAATGCAACACCGCACTGTGCTATGACTGCCCTGTGGCAGAAGCATTCCACGCAGAACGCGACGGCGTAAAACTGATTTACGCTGTATAACAGGAGGTATATATGAAGCTCAAAGACCTGAAGCCGATCCTTCGCAGTGTAACCGGCAATCTTCAGTGGGCTATTGTCTGGGATCAAACAAAGCAAAGAACATTGGACAGCGGATGTTCTATTGAGTATGCTGTAAATGAATACGGAGAATACAGGATTGACCGTATCACATCAAGCTACGATCAGAAATCCGGTATGGATTCTCTGGTTCTTTATATCATCACAGATTAAGAATAGCGGGAAGGCAAAATCTTTCCCGCTTTTTTGTTTTCTGGTTAATTATCTGTATTGACGGCAGTTAGTTATAATAGGAGGTGATACTGGATGCCGTATATCAACGAAAACCTTTACTCATGTGATTTCTGTGAGACGGAAATCGAATGGGACAAAACCGATGAAATCCACGGTGAAATGTGGGGCTGCGAGGTCTGCGGAAGTATATTCTGTTCCAAATGCCTGAAAGATGCCGTGGGAGAGGATGGATACCGGAAGATCATGCAGGAAAGTGATCTTATCCGATGCCCTGACTGTGCCAAAGAATTTCTGAAAAAGGAAAACAAAAATGTTCACGAAAACTGAATGGGAAGAACTCCGTCAGATCGGTCAGCGAGAAGAAAGTTTCGACTGGGATATTCCGGGCGGTTACATTGTTTTCGGAACCTACGGAATGACCGTGCATAAATGGAGAAAAGGTCGTTGGATATGTAAGCACATCAACGACTGGCGAAACAAAAATTACAAACAAGTCAATGATGAGCTGAAAGCTCAAGAATGGAGTGAAAAATCATGAACGAAAAACACATATCCTACCGCTGCCCGAAATGCGGTAAAGTGCTTGCAAAGTCTGACAATCCGGAATATACCTATCAGTGCTTCGACTGCGACGAAGATTTCTATTCCATCGAAGCTGCGGAGTTTGTAACCACATTCACTGAACCTACCGAAGAAGACCGCCGCGAGTACAGCGAGTTCAACATCAATATGGATGACTGGATCAAGGTGATATGCTCCTGCAGAGATGTTCAGGACTATGTTTTTCTTCCCAAAAAGGAATTTGAGATGCTGGGCGTAGAGTATATCAAGGATCATGCTGTACTCATTCGCAGATTAAATACCTATTTCGTAGAAATCCCCCAGAACGACTATCACAACGATCTGACCAGAAATCCCGAAAAGATCATCCCCGTGGAGTTTGTTGAAATCGAATGCGGAACCGGACGGGAAGTATATCGCGGAACCGAATCCGAAAACTATTATCTGCGTGAAGTCTCCCGTCGTGAAGACTTTGCAAAGTGGCTTATCTGCGGAACCAGAAGACGAACGGATGACGGAAACCCGCCCAGAGCAAATCTGATTTTTCAGAACGGCGACCAGACGGAAAAAGTTACCTACAACGACTGGAATGGCGTATGCGCCTATAGCAATACCTTTAACCGCAATTTCCGCCCCAAAACCACCGAAAATACCTGATATACATAAATACTGTATATTTATACATAAGGAGATACCCATGATTTCATACCAGAAAGAAAGCGTAAAGATCGAAACCCGGTATCAGGTAGAATACACTGAACGAGAAGAAGAAAGAATTAAGAGCTTCCCTTCACTGGATGAAGCTCTTTCTTTCTATCTGGTTATGTTTTTCCGGATGTGCAGCACGAACGATCCTGACTGTATCAACGATGTGAAGCTGTTTGAGCAGGTCGTTCTGGATGGCGAAGTCATCCGCGAAAGCTGGATCGAACCGGTAAACACCATACTTCATTCCCTGCGAACGACTTTTCGTGATGAATCCATACGAGAAGTAAATGACCTGCGAATGCAGATGGATGAAAGTACCAAAGAAATTGACAGCTATAAGGCATTTATCCAATCTATTCGTGCAGAAGAAAACTTCAAAAATTTCGTTCATCAAGGTTAATTTCCGCCATGATCGGCAGTTAGTTGTAATAGGTGGACAACACATCAAGGAGGATTTACAATGACTACCTACAACAATAAGCCCGTTATTCAGGAGGGCGAATTTGATACCAGTACCGCAAAAATCGGCGACTATGTTTCGCAGGCTGTGGTGGATGACTTCATGGATTGTATGCCGCCTGCCTGTATGAGCAGCAGATGTTCCCAGCTCGGCGAACCCTATTCTATGCGGAAAGACCCGGACACAGGCAACTACCGCAATACCTATCTGACCTTCACCCGGATCGCTCCCGGTGTGTGGATGTACTGCGGCAACTGCTTCCGTGGTGAAATCACGGAGCGCGGTGACAAGATGATATTTGCCTGACAACATCAAATCCTGATGGGAGGTGCCAGAGATGCAGCTATTGCGGTTTTGGAGGGCTTCCGTTATCAAAAACCCTACCCCATAAATACAACTACAAATGGAGGTTGCCCTATGAAACTTTATGATCTGACAATGATCCTTGGGAACCCGGATCAGAAAGTCGTACTTATCAACAAGAAATCCCGCCGTATCATGTTTGAAGGTACGGCAATGGAGCTTCTGGATTATACCGGACTTGACCACCGTAAGGTATCGGAACTTTCCGTCAAGGACGGCGTTCTCCATATCGAAATCAAAGAAAAATAATTTCAGATTCCGGTTAATTATCGGATCGTTCAGCGGTTAGTTATAATAGAAACAAAACCAGAAAGGAAATCATCATGAAAAAGAAATTCTATGTTACCTATAAAATCGAAGCCAGATATGTGGCTGAGGTTGAAGCCGAAGACCTTGAAGAAGCAAAGGAAAAAGCCGAAGAAGAATGGGACAGCGCAGACTTTGGTGAAGCGGAAAACATCGAAGGCGAAATCATCATCGTCGAAGACGCAAAAGGCAATTACCTTTATGAAAAATAAGCGAGGTAAAAGATGAACCATCTTATTTGTAAGACCTGTCGCAGAATCATCAGGGACGCAAACTTTGAATGTTACTGCGAAATCAATCCCGGTATGGAAGATAAATACATACTGTGTAAGTCGTGCTGTGATGACGCCATTGAAAAAGGTAAGATTGTCCAGTGTGAAGCCTGCGGCAACTATTTCACCAATGATAAGCTCTGCAATAAGAAAGTCACAGCATATCATACCTTTTGCACTTGCCCGTATTGTAAAGGCGATATATTTTCTGGATGCTCCGAAGATGAGCTGACGGAAAAACTGGCAGAGTTAGGAGTACCCCGTCTGGAAAAATTCGCAGTAATCGCTACCCTTCAGAACGGAACCAATCGCGGTTACATGATCTCCGCTGTCGATGCCAATGACATGATGCTGAAATTCATGAAAATGGCAGACATCAAGTACATCACATCTATCAGCTACTCCATGATTCTGTGTGAGGAGGATGTGGACTTCGGATGAAACCTTTTAACTGGCAGCATATCAAATTCGCAGACGGAAGCAACCCGTACATCTGTACGACTGAAAAGAAATTCCGTCAGATGCAGAAAAAGTACAACCTTGTAAAGCTGGGTGAGAATTTCTGGCTGGCAAAATAAATTTCAAAAAATCTCAAAATCCGGTTAATTAAACCGTATGACAACAGTTAGTTGTAATAGGGGATCGAATCCCAAATCAAAAAAAGCAGAATTGAGAGGATAAAATTATGGCAGCAAATGTTGAATCTATGTTCTATGTTCGTGAGGTTCCGTGGCACGGTCTTGGCACGATGGTGCAGGAAGCTCCCACCAGCGCAGACGCTCTCCGTCTTGCCGGTCTGGACTGGGAAGTAAAGCAGCGCAGCATTCAGGTGTGCGGTGGCGCAAAGATCGAAAACTTCAAGGCAAACGTCCGCAGCACGGATGGCAAGGTGCTGGGCGTGGTCAGCGACAGATACCAGATCGTCCAGAATACCGAAGCCTTCAGCTTCACTGATGAACTTGTCGGCGGAGACGTTCGATACGAAACCGCAGGCAGCCTACAGGACGGCAGAAAAATCTGGCTCCTTGCCAAGATGCCTACCCGCAAGGTGATCGACGATGAAGTGGAACCTTACCTCTGTTTCTCCAATACGCACGACGGTTCCGGTGCGATCCGCGTCTGTATGACACCCATCAGAGTGGTATGCAATAATACCCTGAATCTTGCCTTGAATACCGCCCGTCGTCAGTGGTCTACCAAACACGTCGGCGACATCAACCAGAAGATGCAGGAAGCAAGAATCTGTCTGGAACTGGCAGATACCTATATGGATGAGCTTTCCGAATACGCAGAGAAACTCGCTAACAAGAGAGTCACCGACGATGAGCTGAACAAAATTCTGGATGAAATGTTCCCGGTTGATGAAAACGATACCGAACGCAGGAAGACTACTGCCCAGAAAGCAAAAGAAGAATTTATGGTATGCTACCTTCGTCCTGACATCGCTATGTACCTGAACACTGCATGGGGTGTTGTCAATGCCATGAGTGATATGGTAACACACTCCGAACCGCTCCGCAAGACGCAGGACTACCGCGCAAACAACTGGAACCGGATCATGGACGGTCACAAACTGCTGGATCGTACCGCTGAACTGGTCGGAGTAAAGTAAACAGAAGTAAAACAGAACGCCGCCTGTCGGAATCTACGATGGGCGGTATTCTGTTATCTGTCAATCCAAAGGAGTTATAATTATGAAATTAAGCAAGTTGATCGAAATCCTAAAAGAAACGATGTCTTATAACGGAGATATGGATGTTGTAGGCATAATTGACGGAGAGGTATTTGACGAACTTGAACTCAACTGTGCTGGTGAAGATTCGCCACTGTATATCGAATTATATAAAAAGCAAAATCAGGAGGGTGCAAAATGAAAATTATTATCAAGGTGGAAGGCGGCATGGTACAGGCTGTGTATGCCGATTGTGAAATCGAAGTAGATGTTGTCGATCTGGATGTTTCCGATTATCCGGACGATAGCGAACAGGAAGCCGCAGACAAGCGTGAAGAAGAACTGAACAAAACTGTAAAGCAGAAAGGCTGGAAGCAGGTATGGTAAGTGAAGAACAAATCAGCCAACATCCTATGGAGGACGCTTTACACCAAAGACAGACAACCTATAAACTGCACGGCGAACCTATTTCCCGTGAAAAGGCAATGATGATTCTGGGACGCAGAAAATTCATCACCGGGATCATCCGCAGCGTTTCTCATACTACCGCAAAAATGGAAGCAGACGATGGAATCATCGTCTATTTTGATTCCTCTGAACTCCATCGCGGGTAAGAAAATATTCTTCCGGACAGGTTAATTGTTCCGCAGAAATATAGTTAGTTGTAATAGAGAGGTGATATTATGTCATGTGCAAATTTCAAAAAGATGGACAATTTCAATCTGTTCATTCGTGATTACGATGAGGAAGACTATTTCCTTGTCCGCGATATAGAGGAAGCTCTGGAAGAACTGAATCACTCTTTTCTCTTTCACAAGATTTCGGTAGAGAGTGGTCATTATTATGGTATCCAGTTTTATGTAGAAGAAAACTACGATCTGGATGAACTGGATAACGATGATTGCCGGTACTACTTCGATATGTTTCGCAGCGTTGCAATCCGCCGTCATACCAGTGAGACAAACAAGATCAATCGAATTCTGAGTCGGATGGCTGACCAGTACGGTTTTGAAGAAGTATTCTGCAGTGCTGTATTCAGCAATGGCGAAGCGGTTTATACGCCAGTCAAGAATAACCCCAGAGCAAAAGTTTTGCAGGCAGTAGCTCCATACAGACTGTGAGGGAATCATGAAACTACATAAGATATATCAGATTCGGATACCGACCATGTATAATACACCGTGTCAGGTCGCTGTCTTTACGGATGGAAAAACGTGTAAAGTATTCCAGAAGGATTTTCAGAATTGGTGGAGAAATAACAGTCTGGAGCGATATGGCTCCGTTGCTGTTATCGAAAGAAAACTGTACGAAATCGAAGCGGAAGCCAACCGCAGAGAAGCATTCCGGAAACAGAGAATGCAGACAAAACATTGAAATCAAATTAAATTTATGATATAATGGAGTTGCGAATGAATATGAACAGAGGCAAGGTGCTTGCAGTGGATTTTTCTAAGAACAACATGAACATGGGTCAGCGGATCGAAGCCGCCAAACAGAAAGCAGAAGCAGACTACAACGACAAAATCAATAAATCCCGCGAAGCGGACGTAGACGTTCGTGACTTCTTCACCCCGGAAGAACTGGATCGGATTCTCTCCGACGATTATTTCAGCGGCAAGGTAGCCAACCTCTCCGTTATGCAGAGATATAACAAGGTCAAGCAGGCAGCACAGTGGTTGGAAGCAAACAGCATGGAAGTCACCGGTATCGAAATCGAACCGCTGTCAAAGAACCGTCCCAATGCCGTTATCACCATCGAAATCCGCCGTCTGGCTTCCCTTCGTGGTAAGGAACTGCGGGTATTTTCTGCCATGAACATTCTTGCAGATTCCGTCTTCATGTCCGGTATCAAGGATTCCGCAATCCGTTTTACCTTCGGTCTGGAGGGCGTATGGGAAAAGTAAAATTATGCTTCCCGTGGATGATGGTCGGAAGATATGCAGACGATGAAGAAATCACAGTAGGCGGCTTCGATGAAGAAGACTGCATGATGAAGCTGATTGCCAAGCAGGAAAAGCATGGAGAACTGACATGGTATTCCGGAGTAAACGATGAAGATTATGTCGATGGCGAATATGTCGGCAGAGAAAATTTTATATACGAATGAGTAAAGACGCTGGATGAACCCGGCGTTCTTTTTTTTTGCAGAAATTTCAGAAATTCGGTTAATTTCCCTTCCGCAAAATAGTTAGTTGTAATAAGAGAAAAACACGGAGGTCATTTATGACAATCAACCATGATAAAACATATATCACAGATTCCGAAATGCTCCTTCTGGAACGTGGATACGCAGTAGAAGACCTGCATTCCTTTCGGATCGAGTTCCGCTACACAGAAGACGAAATGAAAGCCAACAAAGAGTACGCAGATC